TGAATACTAAAAAACAACAAAAAATGAATACTAAAAAACAACAAAAAATGAATACTAAAAAACAACAAAAAATGAATACTAAAAAAAACAAAAAATGATTCGCAAAATAGCACACGATACACTTATCGACAAGAAATTAGTAGAATAGTTATATCCGATATCCGAAATAGTAAAAATGTAAAAAAAATGTAACAATATTTGTTGTATTTTTTGTTGGTATATTTTTTACTTATCTGTTTCCAAATGTTTGATTTGAATCAGTAATGATATTGATCCATCTTTTATAATATCATTTTCACTATACACTACATATTCATTTTGTATTTGATGTAATCGTCCATATCCTTCAATATGCCATTTATACTTTGTTTTTAGTTGGTCCAGTTGAATATTATTATCTACTATATAATCTTCAATATCTATTTTTAGATTTGTTCTTGAATCATTACATCTTTTACAACATTTTGTATATCTATTTATTCCGTGCCACGTTGTTGAACCAGCAGTATATTTCAGTTTATTTTCATCTGTTAATTCTACATTATTTGGATACAAATAAACCTCTATATGTGTTGATTCTTTTGGAATGGGTATTCCATGAAGTTCAATACTAATACTTGATGGATTATAAGGTTGTATTAGTATTTTATTATATGAATAAGGATATTTACTAAAATCAAGCATATTTTTCACCTTAATATAACTTGCTTTATCGTTTAAATATCCAAATTCATAAGTGGTGTGATTCATTGAATATACATCATCAGGGGAGAATGGCGATATTACATCATTTAATGTTTCTTCTGGAATTTGTGGTGGCAATATATTATTTTCAAATCCGTTGGTGTTATTGAACATCCAATTATAGAAAAATCTATCAATATTACAATGATGCATCCAGAATAATGGGTCATAAGCTGATAATGGAACATCACTCATATTCCCTCCTGGTCCTCCTATATAATCATGAAGGTTATTATGTGGAATTTCTAATGGATTAAACTCAATTAATGTTTTTACACCTTTGCACATTTAAAACGCCGATTTTAAGGCAGGTAATTTTTTAGTTTTCGTGTTCTATTTGATGGTTTCTTTACATATTTTTCTGTTCTATTATATGCTCCCTTAAATATATTTTCATATTTTTCTTTTGGTATATCTTTTATAACCTTTTCTATATTTTCTTTTAATTTTTCGTGTGTTAATCCATCTAACTTTTGTAATCTTGACTTTAACATACTGAAATAATTTTCAATTGAATTGGTAAAATGTTGATATGGAACTGCATATAATATATTATTATGTTTATTTACCAATTTTTTTATTCTTTCGTTTCTATGACTACTCGCATTATCTAAAATAATTAATTTATTTTTGAACTTTGTAGTTATATATTTCTCTAAAAACTCAATTAATCTATCTGTGTTTATTCCACTCTTTTCATATAACTCCCATCCTAAAACACCTTTGGTAGAAATAGCAAATATTCCAGTATATTTTTTGAATACTTCTTGACTTTGTGTTTTTATTACACATCTTTTACCAAGTTCATTATAACAATGGTTTCTTTTTTGTAATGATTTTATACTTGTTTCATCAATACAAATAATATCTTCCATTTTATATTTTTTCACTTCATCATAAAACTCTTTAATTTTCTTATTTATATCAATGTCCTTACCAAAACGCTTATTTGGTTCGTGTCTAATTCTTGTAATTTTCAAAGTAATATTATTATCATTTACTATTCGGTTCAAATGAAAACGACTTAATGTTAATGTAGGATATTTTTCTTTTAGTTTTTCAAGTAAATCCTGCATCGTAATAGTTTTATTTTTCTTTATTTCATCTAATATAAACTTCACTTGGTCTTTATGAACTTTATATGCAACAGGTTTTCGGTTATGTCTTTTTATTTCACCATTTTCATTATATTTATCAACCCATCTTAACAAACTTCGTGCAGAACATTTAAATATTTTACAAACTTCTTCCTGCGTTTTGTCTTCTGTTAAATAATATTCAACCGCAGATAATTTATAATCTTCGCTTTTATGAGTAGGCATTATATTATATAATAATTATATTATATGATATAAAAATTGGAATAAAAAAATATTTATAATAAATTATGTTTTATACTAAAATATACACTACATTATTGCCTGAATGGTTATACGACAACATCTTCATCTTCAACAATAAGAAGAGGTTTCTTTACCTTTTTCTTGATAATAACTTTGGTCTTTGGTTTTGGTTCAATTATGATTTCTTCTTCAATTTGTATTGTGTCTTGAATGACTTCATTTGTTTCAGTTGCATTTGAACTTGTTTCGGTTTGTTCTTCAACATCTCCTTTCACTTGTGCCTTTACAATACCTGTAATAAATTGTTGTGCTTGTTTTTTATTGTTTTCAATTTCTTTTTGTAATTGTTTGATAAGTGTATCATTATATTCACAATACTCAACAATCTCTTTTTGGCGTTCAAGTGATGGAATTGGGATTTTTAAATCTTTTAAATCTTTTGAATAAACATGTGGTTGTGCTGCTCCTGTTTGATTTTTATATATTATATCTTGTGTTGTTTTTAGTAAATAATACAGATAATTGTTGTCAATTATATTTTCTTTTGGTATTATTGAAAAGCAATCACTCGCCCATACTTTTTTATCATATTTACTAATAAACCCAGCATATGCACCACTTGAAGAACATAAAATACTATTTTCATTTGTATTATATTCATTGTGAAAACCCATCGGTTTTTGACCTCCACCAATAACAGGATATTCACCTTCAATTAATGTGTCTTTTTTTATTCCTTTTCCATTTTTAAAAATACAAACTTCTCCAAGTGTTTTCACCACATTCTCGCCAAATATTTTTTGATTATTCAAACAAAACTCGTTCAATTGCTTCAATTCCGCAATCTTCTCATTACTTGTTTTGTTTGCCTTTTCGTATATGAAATCTAAATATTTTACGATTTCTTGTTGGTGTTCAAGTGATGGGATTGGGATTTTTATTTGTTCTAATGATTTTTTGTTTAATGAACCATTACCAAGTATTCCTGAACCAAGTTTTGAAAAGTCATTAATAGTCAAATAGTAATATAAATATTTATTATTTAATACATCATTATTTTTACTTAATATTCCAACAATGGCTTCATTCGTATATAATGGATTACCCACAATTGCGGTTTTACCAATACTTAATTTAAATGAGAACAAAATTGTATCTTTCGCAAATAATTTTACACTGCTTTTTTGAACTCCCAAATTAGTTATTTTTTCTTTTGTATCATAAATATAACCTCCATTTAATTCTCTAACAGAAGCCCATAGATTATTTCCATTTTCATAATATTCATTTTTACTTCTTGAAGGTGTTCCTCCAATATCAAACTTACAAACTTCCCCAAGTGTTTTTACAATAACTCCTTCTTCGTATTGTTCTTCTTCTGTTTCATCTTTCATATATTCTGCATAGTTGAGCGAGTATGAATTGGATGCCAATTTTTCAATAGGCACTTCAACCAATAAATTCTTAATATCTTCATAAGGGTTAAAATCATAAAACTTGACTTTGGTGGTTTGATGTGTTTTTGAAAACTTGTAATCTCTACCAGTTTCTTTTTGTGTTTTTCCGATTTTAATTTTGGTTTCTAAAACATCTTTTCCTTCTCTCTTTTTCACAAAATAGAAGACACAAGTCTTAATACTTGTATAGGTAAATATACCTGATGGTAAATAGATAATTTCTTTCAAATCACAAGTTTTCAATAAATATTCTCTAATCGCAACTAATGTATTATTAGATTTACTGAATAAATCTTGTCCGTCAGGTAATACAACAGCACATTTACCATTAATCTTCAACATATAAATAATTGCTTGAATAAACAAGCTAACTGCATTATCTGTTTTGATAGGAACATAATCACTTTTCAATGGACTTTCAAAATCATCATATTTTAATCCCTTAATTCCAAATGGTGGATTTGCAAGAATATTATCAAACTTTCTTGTAATAGGAACACGAATGCTATCACCTCTATCAAATTTTTCAAACATATGTCCTGTTGAGATTAACATATTTGAAACTGCTAATTGATATGTATCAGGTTCTAATTCTTTACCATATAATCCTTCATTCTTAATAAAATCCCAATCAAGTTTAATATTTTTATTCTTTGCTTGTTGCATAATATTTTGTAAATAGGTGATTAAGAACCCACCTGTTCCCATTGTAGGGTCTCCACAAGTATCTATTTTTCCATCAGGATAAATTTGAGGGTCAATAAGTTTTACCATCATTTTCTTAACTAATGGTTGCGTAAAGAATTGTCCCAACACTTTACCAGTCATAATATCTTGAATAACTTCTTCATATGCATTACCTAACACATCGTATTCTGTATTTGTCAGGTCAAGTGAGTTCAATTTATCAATTAATTTTTTATAGGTAGATTTATGTTGAATATCAAACCCTTTACCCTTCAAGAATATATTTTTTGTAGTAGGATGATTTGATAAGATGTCATCCCATAAATACTTCATATTAACAGGAATATTATCTTCTTTTTCGTTTGAAAGATTTGTGAAACGAACAATTTCTAATAATTTATTTTTATGTTTTTCAATCATTTCATCTTCAATATGAGTAAAATCATATTCATAATCGTCAATATTAATTTCACCTTCAAAATGAGGTTCAAGTAATTTTAATATTAATAAATGAGACATAGTTCTTAATGCTTTTTCACCAGTTAAGCCTTCATTATCTCTCAATATATTCAAACAATTTTTGAATACACTAATGAGAGTTGTTTTATTATCCATTTTAGAAATATTTGTTTGACTAATTTGTTGCATTTCAGTTAATGTTATACAAGGTGCTTTCTTACTTTGATGTCTTGTGAAATCAATTTTTTGATTAAACATCTTTTTACACAAATCGCAGGAATATTGTTTTGACATTGCCATATATAGTTATATAAGATAATATTTCTTTATATTAAATTAAATCAATTTTTTATAATATTATAAAAAAAAGGATTTTTTACTTAATTATTCCTAAACATTTATATAATCCAAAAATTACAAAATAACACCCATTTTCTTTTTCTTATTTGTGATAGTAATTATATCTCGCAAATCCTTGACATTATAGTATTCAACCCATAATCCATTTGGTGGAAACAATTTGTCTATTTTAACCAATTCATTACTTACAATTAATAAATCCAAATAATGTTTTTTTATTTCAGGATACAACAATAAATACTCACCTACTTTATTTTTACAAGTTTCCAAATCATAATATACTCGTTCAATACTTAAATATTCTATCCAATTTGTAAATTGTCCTTTGAATGTTATTTCAGGTTCTTTGGATAATCTATTATATCTTTCACATAATTCATAATAACTTTCTTTACTTTTTATATTTTTATCAGCAATTATTTTTCTTGCTTTTTCATATGTTGTAGCAAGTGCAGTTCTTTTTATTGTTTTTAATCTTAATTTTTGTGTTAATTCATCGTCATATTCACCAAACTCATCAATCATTTCTCTTTCTTCTTTTTCTCTTGGTTTTGGTTTCTGTTTTTCAATCTCAATTCTAAACACCTTGATTTTTTGAGTAATAGTTTCATCTTCTAAACCCATTTGGTAAATAACTTCTCTTACCTTTTTCAAATCAGGATTTTCATTATTTTCTAACCAGTCATCTCTATTCAAAATTGGTAAGATGATTTTGGTTTTTTTATTTATATCATTTTTGTTTTTTCTACTTGCTCTTAATGCCGATTGAACGATACGGATATTTGATGTCATATTTTCAGCAAATACAACACCATCCAATAATGGAAAATCCCATCCTTCGCCCAAACAATAGACACAAGTAATTATTCCAAACTTCGCCTTTTCAAAATTATTTATTATTTCTTTTTGGTCTTTTGATTTCATTTCACTATGGTAATTTGAATAATACAAATCAGGTATATCAAAGTAACTATCATCTAACAGCATTTTTATATATTGAATTAATTTCAACGAATTATCCTTGTTATTTGAATATATCAATAAATGATGTGAATGTCCGTCAAATATGCTTTTCAAAGATGCAAACGCACTCAAAAACAACCTCTTGTCATTTTCTTCTATAATATGAAATCTTGATAATTGTTGTTCTAATTGTTCTTCATTTGTAATAATGGTTTGAATAACATAATCACAAATAATATTTTCATTAATCGCCCATAGCAAACATTTTCTATCAATTATTTCTCCAAAATATTCAACATTATCATTTGAAACTACAATACCATCATCGCACATACTTTCCAATTGTTTAAGTGTAGCAGTTAATGATAATTGTTTTACAGATGGAATGTTTAACATTTGAATATATTTTTTTGTAGTGTGTGCTAAACGCATATTATTTGTAGTTAAATGATGAACCTCGTCTAATATTTTCATACCAAATACAAATCTCGTATCTTGTGTTGCAGTATATACTTTATGTGCCGATGAATATGTAGTTATTACAATACATTTTTTTTGATTATTTTCTAAAAATCGCATTATATTTTCAGTATCTACACCACCTGAAACAATTAAATACGGAACACTTTGAAACAAAACACAAATAACTTCTTCCCATTGTTTCAATAATAATTTATTAGGAACACCAATAAGAATAGTATTTGAGTTTAGTTCTTGTGTAATCCATAATGAAATTAGAGTTTTTCCTACTCCACACATTAATATAAGCATACCTTTATCGTATTGTTGAAAATGTATAACTGACTTTCCAATAATAATAGTTTGGTCGTTTCTTGGTATGTAGGAAACAATTTGTTTGTTTGTTCTCTTGGATTTTAGTATATGAATTAATGATTGAATATTTATTTTTTTGATAGTTTTTCTTACTCTGTTGCATCTTACTAAATCACTAATTTCTTGTTTGGATAATTTTTTATATTTAATTCCAAGTATAATTAGATAAGGTTCAATAAGAGTAATAATTTTTTTTTTGTAAAATTCAGTTCCAGCATCATATTTAACATTTAATTCACGAAACTCATTTTGTAATAAGCGTTCAACAATTCCCATTTTTTCAATAGGAACTTCAAACACCGCTTCAAAATATCCTCTCTTAATCTCACCAGTAGCATATTGTGTATCCCTTTCAGGAATATTATTTGCTTTACCCATTTTACACGCATCATCAACATCATACGATGGATGATTTCTAACATAAATATATCCGTTAGTTTGGTTCATTTGATAAAGTTCATATAAGTTATGTAATAATATAATTATGAAATTATAAATCAATTTTTTATTATATTCAGGAAATAAAATAAAAACTTTTAAGAAAATCGGCGTTTTAAATGTGCAAAGGTGTAATATATTATTAAATAACGTATTTGAACTAAAAGTAGGATATCTTTCCGCATACAAAACATTGTTAAGCTCTTTGTTTATTACATCCAATTTTTGTATTTCTGTTAAGTTTTTAGGTGTTAGAGATCCATTTCTTTGTACAGTTTTTTTTTCTCCTTTTGTATCAAAATAATACACATTCTGGGGTGCTAATGGATTTTCAATTGTTATTTCTTGATTATCAAATAAAATTGTTATATTTGTTTCGTTCATAAAAGAGTAATCAGTACCATTATTTTCTAAAAATAAGTAAGGTAAAGTTATATAATTATCACCGTTCGAAGTATTATATTTATTCAATAATAATTCAAACTGATAAATATAAACTGTATGAAAAACAGCAAACTTGGTTTGACTATGAGCACAATAAAATGGTTCATCTGGTGTGTTTCCAATTTTTTCAACAATTGCTGGGTCAGTTGGACATTTTACACCTTTATCATCTGGTTTAAATGTATTTCCATGAATACCACATATTCTAGACCAATCATCTGACAATTGAAGATTTCTTAATGCATGAATAAAACGACCAAACTCACTTGGGTAAGTTTCTTTCAACGAAATAATATTTCTACGTACATATTTTTTTTCGACTAATTCCATTTATACTATATATCAATATAAATATAATAATTTTTATATTGATTAACATGATATAATTATATTTATTGGTTCTGTTTTACACTATCGGAAAAGTTTTTATATATTATTTTTTTGCAATAGCTTTTGTTACAGGTGCCTTAGCCGAGGTCACATTCGCGATCGCAGGTGTCGTCGCCGTCGTAGGTGCGACTGGTGTTGTAGATACAACAGTTTTGGCAGGCGGTGGAGGAAGAGGTGTCTTAGTCGAGGTCACATTTGCACTCGCGGGTGTTGTCGTCGCCATCGTAGGTGTGATTGGTGTGGTAGATACATCAGTTTTGGCAGGCGGTGGAGGAAGAGGTGCCTTTACATTTGTACTTGCGGTATCTTGTGGTGTATCTCCAGGCGCGCAAGTTAAAACATCGTATAGTTCATATACAAATGAAAACAAATCCATAAAAGAACTACATGTTCTTTTTTGTTGTTCAACTCCAGCAACTCCACTTGTAAGCATGGATGATGGACTCACCTTGTTAGTATCGTATAGTGTTGTAAACATGAATAAAAATAAACAAACTACGAATGATATTACTCCACCCATTGTTCCAAAGAATTTATTCGCATCTACAATCAAGTATAGAGATATAAAATAGATGAAAATCCAAAACTTATTTTTGAATAGGTCGATAATGGTTTTAAAGATTCCGTATTTTTTGCTTCGGTCATTAGCATATTCTCCCTTGATAAATACACTATAAGGGATGATAGAAAACAATATACCAATAATCAACGAGAGAGCCATACATATAATTGGCAATATACCACTGAATAGAGCCAGTATTGAAATCCAGAATGGCAGAATAGCATCTAAAGTAAAGAAGAAGAATGGACTGCTATCCCACTTTTTCGATTTTGATGGATCCGATGACATCATCTTACTGACTTTTTTACCATATAATAAAGGCAAGTTGAAAAACCATTGTTGTATCAAGTTCCACATATTATATACTGGGACAACTACCAATATGAATAAATAAATGAAAGGTGAGAAGATGACTTTTGCCCAGTCAGGTAGAGTGATATTGACATAATTATACATCTTAGTAGTCAATATAAAATGATATTGAACGGCCATCGTCATAATGGTTCCTAAAAAATTAAAGACAGGATTGGAAATAGAGTTATTCGGGTTCGTCATTAATTTCAAATAATGAAAGAAACGATTTTTATTCATCATTGTCATGTTTTCGTCGAGTGGAAATACTATTTTAGTAGACTTACTTTTAGCCAAGTTGATTTCTCCTTCATCATTGGTAACCTCAATTGAATTAAAATCTACAATCGTTTCCTTTATTTTCGTTTTTATGCTAGTAAATGGTTGTTTATCTCTACATACTGGCAAAATGTTGGCTTGTGCAACCCTTGATGAATATATGACAACTCCCCCAATAATAAATAATACGATAGCCGTAACGACTTTTTTAAGAATAGCAACAACAAATCCTTTAATATCATATTTTTTTGATTCATTTACTCCTTTTTGTCCCGATTTTTTCATTTGTATAATTGTAGGTTTTGATTCACTTGATCCTTTTCCCAATAGACTACTACTTTTACTACTTACTTTACCTAAGGGATTGTTTAGATTCATAGATAATAATTAAAAGTGAATAGTTTGTATTACTATAATTCAATATTATATTTTTTGATATCAATCCAAATTACATTTTTCGTGAAATATCATAACAAATCATAAAAATAGTCATCCAGTTCAAATTATTTTATACATGTATAGTAGTTGTATTCGTTCTACTATGAATTGTATATTTGATAAGAAGTCTATTCTGTTCATTTTAGTCATAATTGGAATATCGATGTATTTTTGGGTAACCAAACTAAATAATGATGTCGTAGAAGGACTAAAACCACTAACAAACCAAAATATCGACTTGCCCATCACAACAACATATGTTCCCTGTAAAAATGTATGTGGTCCGATTGGAACCTGTGAAAATACAGGTAACCAATGCGTTAAAGATACGGACTGTAAAGGTTGTATCAATAATAATGGAAACAAACCAGAGCCTTCACAAAAAAAATATCTGGGTTACAACAGTAGTGATGTAAAAAATAATTATCGAGGTGAAACTAGTGAAAATGATAATATTACTCCTTTACAGAACAATCTAGAAACGAGTTTGGTAAAAAATGCTTCACAAATAGAGAAAAATCAAAATAGTATTCCGCCTCATTATAACAAAGGTCACAGTACATGGACGTATCCTTATAATATTGGTATGGAACTATTTGCCAAAAGAGAAAATCCTAGGGTCAATAATTATGTAAAGTATACAAACAAATATACATTGACTGGAGATTTTGTAACCAACATGCCACCGTCGTATAATTCATAATTGGGTAATATGAAAAAAAATCTAATATAATATCATATGTGTCATATGATATCATATAGTAGTTATAGTAGTTATAGAAAAATCATGTGATGGGATAAATCATACTAACCATGTCATCATTCTGAGATGCTGTATTTTGTTAAATATTTTTCCATTCGGTTGATATCAAGTTGATTAATGTCATAATCTTCGTGTAATATGTTGATAATATTTTCATCGTGTTCTTGTAATATTTTGGTAAAAAATGAATAAATATCTTTTTTGTCCATATCCAACAGCTGGCACAAGTTTTGAATAAAAACTGAATTATTATATTCTGTGGAATATTTTGTTAATATTTTTGTAAAACGTATTTCGGATATTGGTTTTAATGTATGCTTATTGCGTGTATGTTGATGTATAATATGATTTGTTTTAAAGGTTTTAATCAAAGAACTCATTTCATTGAATTGCCAAATTTGTTTTTGAAATGTAATTCTATCAATATAATCAGCAAAACAAGTATTATTCAATATTTCTAAATACAAAGGAATGGCTTCGGTATTGGGTATCTTAGAAATGACATCTATTATATTTTCATGCCATAATAACGCCACGATAGTTCGATCGGCCTCATTCATGACCTCATTGTGTTGACCCATTTTTTTTTCTTTGTATATAATTTCTTTCGTAATTTTTTTAGAATCTTCATTATAATTTTTTGTGTGAAATATATTCAGAAATTCACTAGTATCATCTAGAATGATACTAGGATTGTCGCAATATAATGTGTATAATAAATGTAGTTTACGCAAGTCAGATTGAATAAAAGTAATTACTTGTTCGTGTTGTATATCATTTAATTTTGGCATAACTTGTTTTACTATTTTACTTATTTCTGAGTTGAGAGGAACGGATATTTCTAATGGTTTACATACATTCATGAGTTCTTTGATTTTTTTTTCGGTACAATAATCTCCAATACATATGACTGGACACGAAGTAGTATCTTCCTTTCGTTGTTTTTTTGTTTTCTTTGGTCGTATTAGTTTGATGAGAGAATTGATTCCACCTTTGTCTCCCGTATTCATACCGTCAATTTCATCCATAACAATGACAATTCGTTTTTTTTCTTTTTTGAACAAACTAAGAACATTGTGAGTGGACATATTTCGTTTTGTAAGGTTTTCAATTACATTTTTATTTCTTATGTCTCCAGCATCATAGTAAATTACATCGTAGTTTAGTTTTTTCAAAGACGATATTACAAAATGTGTTTTTCCTACTCCAGATTTCCCATAAACATAAATACCCTTTTCATGGGATAAATCGTTTCTATTCTCGTAGCAAGAATCTAAATAATTATGGAGTGTATGAAATGATACTTCTCTTTCATATATGTTTTTAATATCAATATCATCTGGTATGATATCTACACCATTTGTGTGTATTTTTTCCATTTTATAATATTTTTTACTTTATGATAATCCGGTTTTATATTTAAACCAGATTGACATATAATATTTAAGTTTTTGTTCGCTCGTTTTTTTACGCACATATATTCTATTACATACACACCTAATAATGCGAATGCTAATGTTAATATACATAATTTGTTTCATGTAGTGATTTACCAGTATTTTCTTCATCAACATATTCTCCAATAGCCGCAAGTCCATTGGCATTTGCGCGATGTAGTAACATATTTTGAGCCGCATCTACGTTTGCTTCATCGCCTTTCCATATTTCCATGACACTTGATTGAAGTGCTCTTCCATAAGAAAATGTTAGATACCATGGACGAAGACCCTCTACTTTGTTAATCTCGTTCAGAGCAATACTCGCTTCGATTTCTGACATTCCGCCAGACAAAAATACGACACCTGGCATACTGACCGGAACTGCTTGCTGTAATGCGTTCACAGTAAGTTCTCCTAATCGAACACAGTCAAGCGCTTCCCCTGACGACACACCTGGACGTATCATATTGGGCTTCAATAATGTACATTCAATATCCACGTGATGTCTGACTAACTCGCGATAGACCTGACTCAATACATTGACCGCAACTTCGTGGGATTGTTCCATACTATGGGTTCCATCCATCAGTATTTCAGGTTCTACAATGGGAACTAATCCATTATTTTGACTAATGGAGGCATAACGCGCTAGAGTCACTGCATTTTCATGAATAGACAGTTCGGAAGGGAGATTTTTATCCATGTCCACTTTTAAAACAGCGCGCCATTTCGCAAATCGGGCTCCCGCATCGTAATATTGTTTACAGCGAACATCCAAATCATCCATGCCTTGAGTAACCGTTTCGTCGTGTGTTCCATATAATGACTTTACACCCTTATCTACCTTAATACCAACGACGATATCGGCGTCCAACAAAGGTTGAATCAACCGTTGACCATCAGGACCTACATCAAGTAAGGTCTCTTCAAAAGTAATCACGCCGCTAATGTGTTTATTCAGAGATGGTGTTGTGAATAACATGTTACGATAAGCATATCGATTTTCATGGGTATTTGTTAATTGAATACTATTGAAACGTTTTCCAATGGTTCCAGAGCTTTCGTCTGCAGCGAGAATCCCCTTTCCGGAGGTGCAAATCTTCGCAATCGTTTGTAATTGCTCAGTCTTATTCATCTGAATACTATTAAATAATACTATTTATATTAGTTAGTTATTGTTTGTATTACCAATATAATATATTTAGTAAAATTATATTGTGTAAAGAGGAATGTGTGAACTACAAAAACCTACTGAAATGAGTGACGCCACGAAATACTCTTTTTCTAAAATAATGGAACGTGGTGATGTATTGACTTACTATACGTGTCCAGCTAAATCATCGAATAGTAAGGACCACAAAGCAATCCTTGGATATTATGATAAAGTATTGACACAAGAAAAGAAGGACAAAAAATGGCGGTGGGTATTTGATTGTGATGGTTTTGATGAGAGACATGCCTGTCAAACTAGTCTAGCTTATGGTATCATTAAATTAATCAATGAGAAACATGGTGAATCTTTAGTAGAAATCAAAATTATGAACTATACCTGGCATGTTCAAGCGATGATAAATGTATTGTGGCCATTTTTAGGAAAAAAAATGCGTTCTATTATTGTTATTGATAAGGAAACCAAAAATAAAAAGAAGTAATACATCTTTTGAGAAATATATTCGATTAGAGTTCTTCCGAGTTGTTTTGAGTATCTATATGTAATACCCGATGAACATTTTCAAAAAATATCTGCTCGGAATGTTCCTTCCATATATCATACTGATTGCCTAATTGTATCTTCATTACAGTATCAAACATTCTAGATGGTTTATTTTCAACACTTCCTCTATTCCAAGATATGTAAAAACCTCTACCTAAAAATCCCGAATTGTCAGGATGATTGATCTCTTTAGGAAAGTCATTATTCTCATTGAGTTTCCAATATCGTTCTTCCAGCTGTTTTGATGTAAGTGATAGATAACGTTGGTCGCATTCAATACGTATTTGTTCTGTTCTTGACATTTTATGAATTAGAGAACGAATAGTCACAAATATATGTTATTACTCCAGGTAATAACATATATTCAATTTTTTTTTTTTTATTATATAATATACTATAGATTTCCAAAACGTCTTGTCATTATGTAGCATAAACAAGACCAGCATTGCCACCAATAAACTTCACCATGTTATACCGTTCTTCAAACATATATAAATTAAAGTTGTAATCGTATATCCTCCATGTCGGTTTATTAATGCCTACAGGGTTACCACTTGCTGGGTCACATATAACAATAGACTGGGCTAAAGGGTCCAAAGAAGGAATGACTGTATTAAACTCCAGTTCAACATTGCGAAAAACACTCATATTAATTGCTCCAGAAGGTTGTAAATCAAACGGTGAAGAGTTTATTCCGAAATTATAACAATATAATCCATCAGGGGCATTTCCAGCAGTTCGGGTATATTTCTCAATATAATCATATACTCCTACTGGTTGGGTATTTTCTCTATAAGAACCATCTAAGATGATGGCCATATCGAGTAGAATATTTTTCACGTTTTCTATATTGTATATACCGGTAGTAAACCATCCAGTCATGGTTCCATTGGCATTTACGCCAGGACCAATATATAGTGGAACGGTGCTTCCATCCGGGTTGGTTCTAACAATTGGATAGGCTTCTGGATTCGATATTGTAGATGAATAAGTCGATGCGGGTTCAATATCGTACGGTAAATAATCGTAGGGCCAGTTCGTATAATTACTCCATTCGTTACGTAAGTTGGCATCACTTCGCTGAAAATAAAAAAGAAAACTAGAAATCATTCCTAAACTCTCGAGGTCTATTTTATTTGCTCCAGTTACATTGTAATAAATCTTTTCTCGTACTTGTTTAAATAAATAATTCTGCTCCTGTAAAGCAAACAACCGAGATTCTTGATTGGACAAAAAACAATAGGTACAATTCAAATGAATGTCTGCGTTCCATTGAGTACGAGTATCTGTATAGGATGTACTCGTAAGTTCTGTGTCTGGCGGAGACTGAAGGAAACGATGAAACTGCATATAATATTGATTGAAATTAGGCGCAATATAAGGATAGTTGTTTTCTCTGTCATATACATCACGAATCTTAAATAATTCCTGAATAGGGCGCATGGTCACATTGATATGAAGTTCATTATACTGAAGCGCGATGAGTGGAAACGCCATTTGACTTTTCAAGTTGAACCATGCGTTCAATGGAACATATAGTGTTCTTCCGCGAATAGAAGGTTCGGAACCAGTGGGATTTGTGCTATATAATGCATTCGGATAAGTATTTACACGAGCGCCAGAGTTCCCAGGACTATTCAGCTCTGGAACATTACCTATCATTTTGTCGAATAATTTCTTCTTTGTGTCAGAATAGTCGCGTTGAACCATGGCTAACAAATACGCACCTGAAAACTCCTGGATTGTTTGATTGCCACACGTAATAGTAATATTAGATATCATCTGCGCACCCAAGTTATCAATCCATCGATATTCATAAGGTATCCAGCCACCAGTATTATTGGCGGTTGATTCCGGGTCTGTTAAAGGAGGAACAATAGGAGACCATATATTAGGTAAGTCAATTGACAAATAACAATCCATCAATAAATCCGCATATCGAGGTATTTTGAATGTGAACTTGGATTCTTCGGATAAACGCAACGTTTTAGAACCATCAAAATCAACTCGGAACTTTTGTAGAGCGAAGTTAGTGTATTTTGCGAATGTTGTTTTAAAAAATGTTTTACTAGGATTTCCATTTAATAATATATTTTGTTGGCCTTCACTTACTAATTGTAATAGTCCACCTGCCATATGTTTAGTTAATATATATAGACATTTATATTTAATTCAATAATAAATATATTATATTATTATAGTAATTAATCTAGTAAATAATATGATAAACAACCAAAATCGCAAAATACTACTTATTATATTCGGTTTATTCCTAGTTATCATTAGCATTCAATATATTTATTATCGTTATAATCGACGTATGTCAGAAGGAATGACAAATAAAGGTTCCGACTCGGATACCCCAGGATGCGATACTATGGAAGCACTCTATCCAAATGGGAGAAAATCGTGTATCAATTCAGTGAATGTAGAAAATGAAAACTTCCAGTATCCATTGTTAAATTATTATATACAAACAGCATATAACGCGTGTAATACTGGTCCTTACCAAGACGGTTATGTATCGTTGTGTGCCCTTAAAGAAATACTGCGTCAAGGTGTAAGAGGTTTAGACTTTGCCATTTATTCGATAGATGATCTTCCTGTGGTATCTTCTTCCACCACCGATAATTATCATATTAAGGGTACATACAATACTGTTCCCTTTTTAGATGTCATGAAAACACTTGTATATTACGCTTTTGCGGGTGAAATGGTTCCAAATCCGAATGACCCTATTATTATTCATTTACGTTTCAAAAGTACGAATCAAACTATGTATGGTAATTTAGTAAACATATTCAAACAATTCAATGACTATTTGTTAGGACCTAAATACAGCTATGAAATGAATGGAAATAACCTTGGAAACTCACTATTGAAAGAGTTTATGAAGAAAATTGTGATTATTGCCGACAAGAGTAATGACACATTTGCGGATACAGAAGTCGACGAATACGTAAACATGACGAGCAATTCAGTATTCATGCGAGAATTAACAGATTATGATGTGAAAAATACACCTGATTTACAAGAACTACAGACCTATAACAAACGTGCGATGAGTTTTGTTACACCCGATAAAGGTATTGCGGACCCATCAAATCCTAGTGGAATTATTGGCAGAGAATCTGGATGCCAAATGATTGCGATGAAATATCAGACAAAGGATGTTCATTTAGAAGATACTATCGATTTCTTCTGTACAAATGGTAGCTCTTTTGTTTTGAAGCCAGAACACTTACGAGATATTCCGACAGTTATACCTGATCCTACCCCCCAAAATCCGACACTGTCTTTTGCAACACGCACAAACAGTACAGTGATTCCTGGATTGGCCATTCAAACCTAAATTATAATAATAATGTTCACGAGATTTATTTTGTCTATTATTATTATATACGTATCAAATATTATGACTAATAAACTATGTGATAGAGGTATGACATTTCAAGATTGTGAACTTGCGATATTAAGAACTGCTGTGGACCAAGCAGAAGAAAAACAAGGAAAAACGATTGTCAACTCACCTGATGTGAAAAAAATGATATCTATTGTGGAAAACTTTATACGACGAAAAAAATTAATATGTTACGGAGGGACTGCTATTAACGCTATTTTACCTAAACAAGACCAGTTTTATAACAAGGACACTGAAATTGCGGATTATGATTTTTTTAGCACAAATGCGTTAGCAGATGCGAAAGAATTAGCCGATATTTATTTTAAAGAAGGATTTGAAGAAGTCGAAGCGAAATCGGGACAACATCATGGTACATACAAAGTATTTGTTAATTTTATTGGTATGGCTGATATCACACAATTACATAAGGATATTTTCAAGACATTGAAAGAAACCGCAATCAGTGTTGCTGGTATATTATACTGTTCTCCCAATTATTTACGTATGTCAATGTATCTGGAGTTGTCTAGGCCATCTGGGGATGTTAGTAGATGGGAAAAGGTTCTGAAACGTCTAACATTGTTGAATAAACATCATCCTTTAAAAGGCGATAAATGTAATACAGGTGACTTCCAGAGAGAAATGGAAACTATTACAGATGATACAGATAAACGGAAAATATATGATACACTTCGTGATACATTTATTGACCAGGGGGTTGTTTTTTTCGGCGGGTATGCGATGTCCATGTATCGTCATTACATGCCTAAATATTTACGTGAAAAAATAGTTCAAACCCCGGATTTTGATGTGTTATCCGAGGAGCCACATAAGACAGCCACAATTGTAAAGGAACGATTGAAAGATAATGGCATTAAAGATGTAAAAATTGTAAAACATAATTCAATTGGTGAGATTGTGGCTCCTCATTACCAAATAATAATAGGGAATAGTGACACTGTTGCGTTCATCTATCAACCGATTGCTTGTCATAGTTATAATATAGTTAATATTCATAATGAAAAACTAAAGATTGCTACTATAGATACCATGTTAAGCTTTTACCTGGCCTTTTTGTATTCTGGAAGAAGTTATTATGACGACGAGAGAATAATTTGTATGGCCGAATATTTGTATAAAGTTCAAGAAAAAAATAAATTACAACAGAAAGGGGTGTTGAAACGGTTTAGTTTGAATTGTTATGGTCATCAAGAAACTATTGAGGAAATGCGCGCAGAAAAAACCCGCAAGTTTGAAGAATTAAAAAAAGATAGACGTAGTGCCGAGTTTGAAGAATGGTTTTTACGGTTTCGTCCGGCGGAACAATCAAAACGAGAAGAAGAAAACAAACAATCTAGAATAAAAGAGAAAGAAAAAAAAGAGAGAGGAAAAAAGAGAGAAAAGTCACACAAAGGAGTCAAAGGTGTCAAAGGAAAAACACTTAAACAAAAAACAAAGAAAATAAAAAAAAAACTCCCCAAAGGCAATAAAAAAAACAAATCAACACGTAAAGAAAAAAACCGTTTTGCTCACTTGTTATGATTCTTGATAACGGCATTGTTCACGAAAGACAAATATAATTAATAAACTGAAGTTTTCCGAAGTTTATAAACTTTTTATAGAGTAAATAAATACCAGGATATTTGTTTTTATTTATTATCATTTTCTCAAACGAAGAAACAAGATAGATATAATATATTACAAACCATTCTATTACACATTTTATAAATAGAGTGTCATATACATTATAATCTGACCATTTCGACAAATAACGACACATGGACGTGGAACTTCCTTTCATAAAAAACAATTGTGTATCTAAAGCGCCTTTTAATATTCGATGAAAGTTATTTTTTTCATTTTTCACAGAAATACTGTCTGTTATTTTACCCCATCCAAATAAATCAATATACAATCTTTGTTTATTATTTCGAATGGGTAATTTATAAGGAGTAATCCCATCAATATATTTATTCTTATATATCATTTTCCCATTAATGATATATGGTAAAAAACTCGAACGTTTCATTGTTTCGTGTAGATCATCCGCATTTGTATACGTAGATTTTATAATTTTACGACGTGTTTTCACGTTATAATAAGAACAATATAATTTTTTGGACAATCCTTGTAACAACTCTTGGGTTAATAAAGGACGCATTCTCTCAAAATAAATGTCAATAATATTTAAGTTGTGATTTGTTTTTACATGACATAGACTTTGATGATACATATCTACACCATATTCTAATTTATCCGTAAAGTACAGTAAACCACATAATGTACTTACGCTACACGCAGAGATTGTATCTACCTTTATATATTTTCTGTCCTCCATTTCTTTGAGAAACATTAACGCTCCTATTAAATAACTTCCATTAAAAGCTCCACCATCTAATATTAAATCAATGTGTACTGGTTGTTTTTGGTTGAGTATCTTGTCAGGCAACACTTCTATTAATTTATTAATATAAGTTTCCATCAACGAGGTTATAAATAATTCTATTTGTTATTGATAAATAAGATTATTTTTTACACGAACAAACATACAGATTACGGTCTAAAACTTACCGAAATGGTTGCTTACTTTGAATAGCATATAGTATAACATTCCAAACAACACGCTGGTAAATAAATATCCGTTCAACTTCATATTTCCATCCATGGAAAACAAAATCGGGAAGAACTTGAGTAGCGTTTTCCTAACAACAGGCATCTGAAACAAAAAATAAAGGACGGCTATTAATATAGGTACTTGGATTTCATCGTATAACTTGTCCAGGTTATTATACGAGTTTTCTTGATTTTCATACTGGTGAAGAATATCAATGTTATTTTCTTGCTCGGTAATATAATCATTAGTTGAAGCAGGTGCGATATAATCATTTTGAGCTTGAGGATCTTGACTAATATCATTCGTATTCTGTGGTATATCTCGGGAAGCCAGTTGTGTAGCACCACCCTGTCCCGCATGTTGTAACCCTGAAACTATTTGTTGAATAGTAGCTTCATCGAGCGACATTTGTTTATCGTCTATTGCACCTACATTACTACCAGGTGCTGGTGCTGTTGTTGAATTAGGAATACTATGTTCATTTGTAGAAATGGTAATATTACCTCCTAAATCACCTCCTCCACTAGGATTTGTAGGTAAAGAAGTTATACTAGTTGTATCCGACATATAAATAGTATAAAGAATGATGATTTTTAATATTTACGCAGAAATATAAAATTTAAATTATTCAAATGTTACATAGGGTTTTTTAGAACGACACGTTGTTGTCATTGTGTTAAAATTATAACATTTAGAATTATGAATAAATGTTTCCTCTTTGATTTTTTCTAAACTCGGAGCATAAAACTCGATACAATTTTTCCCATTACAGACTGTTTTGAAAAAAGTGGCCAGTCCAAATCCAAGCAATGCCGACATAATATATTTACCGTTCGCAGTATGTAATAATTTATCTACTGCTGCCATTTATTTGTATTCGAACTTATATAGTATCTAAAGATTATACTATTCTTGAATAGGGATTTCTTTTATTTTATCCTTTTCGTCAGGACATTTCAGTTCATTAGCAGTATATTCATAACAAATATCGGCTTTGTCTTTGTAGTGAACTTTACCGACATTATCGGGAGTAGGATAGACTACTATTTTTTTCACTTCGGGTCCCCATAAATACACTACTAACAATCCGATTACAAAACTCATAAAAAAAACTGGGAAAGACAGGTATTTGAAAAACATATATTGGACGCTATACTATACTATACTATACATATAATATTACATATATCTATCCAAAATCTTGGTATCACTTGTATTGGTATATCTATACACTTTCACTAGAATCTGTACTATAAGGTTCTTTAGGCGGAGGCGGCTTGACCATCATGTCGGAGGAACTACTGTCGTTTTGAACACGATTACCGATTGATGGTAATTCTTCTGGGGGTATGATACCTAGGTCAGATACATCAGATGACGATTTTTTACTACTAGTATCATCCACTAATTGAACTTTATATTTATCTTTGTCGTCGTTATCGTCGTCACCAGTATTATTATCTTCTATTTTGGTTTCGTCTCTTATAAATGTGATAGGTGTGTTCATGGGTTGTTCTTGTTGTTCAAGTTGTTTAATTTCTTCGTCGTCAGAGTCAATATAATCATTATTTATATTTGCTGTTTTATTTTCTTCACGGGTCATCATATTACTACTATTTTTCACTATATCTACTACGTTCTTATTACGCTGTAGTTCTTCTTCTTGTTTTCTGTCTTCGTCGGCTTCTTCTCCTCCATCTTCCTCTTCGTTTTCAATCAGAACTAGTTTTCGACGCTTTCGGGTTTTTTTACTAGATTGATTTAATTGGGTTAGTTCATTTAGATTACCCCTTTTTAAGGTTTGATTGCGAGCCTGTTTTTTCATTCCAACAACAAACGATTCGATTGAATCAGAGTTTTCACTTACGCCTAAATTATATTCGAACTCTTCTATTTCATTTGAGACAGTTATCATTCTATACACTTTGGTTACCTCATCATACTCTACATCTACATATGAATATAACAGTTTACGAATATCGCTAGATAAAGGAACTAGACTATCCGTATACAGAACAAGTGCGTCATTGACTAACTGAGAATTTGTAGATTCCTCATATTTTCTAATGATATCTTTGAAAGACAAAACATTATTATAGAATAATTTCTGGTTTTCTTCTAATTCTTTCTTTTTCTCTTCATTGTCTACCGTATCCATATATTCCTCCACGAACAATCTATATTCCGCAGTCAACTGTGTAATTCTATTGTTGAGCTTTTCAAACAACTCGATTGCTACATTGTCATTAATATATCCAAATATCAGGTCGTTCTTCTCCATAATCACCTGTCGTTTATAAATGTCCATTTCTTTTTTTATTTTATTTATATTATCGGGGATCAGAACAACCTTTCCCATATTTAATCTTATTTTTAAGGGACATGGATCGGTGCGGTCTCCACATACTGCTACTAATATTCTGCTTCCGTTAGTGACAGTTGTCATGAAGTTGGTTCCTACAGGACGTTTACAATTCAAACATTTGATTTTCTTTTTTTGGAACATCCCTCTTTTTTCTTTTACAGATTTGTCTGGTGCTTCTAAAATACTCCGTTTTATTTTAGAAATATTGTTTTCATATTGAGATTTCATTTTATAATATATGTTTACTGCTTCTTGAAAGTCTAATGTCTTACTTTTATCCATATATATTTTGTATATTTTAATTTTTACAAATCAATACGGGTAATCTAAACAATGGGATTCGGACTACAAGTTTTCCCATGAAGGTAATCCAGTGATTAACGCTTCTTGTGAGATTTTTTTAGCAGATTGGTAGTTTTTAATTTTAGATAATATATATTGTTGTTTTTCTCGCTCTTTAATTGCTTTTTCACTAGGGGTTAGCCTGCCCTTGTATTTATATAATAACATTAATCCTAAACATATAAAAAATAAAATACAAACCCCAATATTGAACAGGTTATTATAGTATATGGTTTTGTATTCTTTACATTTAGAGAGGGTTTCGCTTAAAAAATATTTTACTCCAGGTTCAGTTAAAAGTGGCCTCATTAGATTCTTAATTGATGGTGCTTCTTATATTTTATAAATAAGTTTATAATAAAATAGAACAAATAATAAAAAATCTAACTACTAATTATATGAATAGCACACTTATTTCCATATCTGCCTTTTTCATGGCAACTATCTTCTTTTATGTTGTTATGAATCCTAAACTAACGCTTGGTATTTTAGCAGATGCGAACACCATGAGAACACATGTTTTGCGTCGATATAAAATGCTCAGTATATACTTTTTTATAGTAGTGGTTTCGCAAATTGCGATTAATATTTTCATGTTAATTAAGACTTGCGGAGGCAGTGTAGTGAATAATATTGGTTCTGCTTTACTAATTACGATCATACCTTGGGTGATTATTTTTGGCGCAGTTATTGCGGTGGTAAACTTTTTTCCAGGATTTAAATCTGCGTTTTCCAATGTAATTGGATATTATGTAGTAGCTGGATCAGCCAAAAAGGTTTTGTCTGAGTTACTTGTGAATGTGGAACTAGATACTCAAATAGATGAAGCGACAAGCGGAGATACTACGAAAAAGGATGCGTTAAAAGCCACTGCGGATACAATGCTTAAAATGTTTGGAGATTTATCTGTGATGATTAATCAAATTGTTCCATCAAACTTCAATGAATACTGGAAAATGATTACTCCTATGATGAAACAGAAATATCAGGATGATAATGCGTCACAAGGTTTGAAAGAACAATTGTTGAATATTGTTGGATTGCGTGACAATATAGGAGAAGGGATGTGGTTTGTTTACACTGCGCTATTATTAATTGCTATTACCCAATACCAAATAATATCGCGAGGTTGTAAAAATAATTTAACAGGAATGAAAGAAAAACAACAGGATTTCCAGAAGGCTCAATCAGCCTCGACTGAACAAGCCAAAAAAGCTAGCGCTAAAACATATACAATATAATCATTGTATATGATTCTGAAAAGAATGCTTGCTTTTTATCTAATGTGAATACATTACAACAAACAAATAACATAATATTCCTAAAACAAGAGACATTAACCACATGGGAAAAATGGTCTTATTGCGATATCCCACACCGAATTGGCGAATACTGCCATCATCATTGTATAAACACGCAGGTTGTGCTATCTGAATTGCACTATAAATAGCTAAAAACATGATGATGGCTACATAGGTTTGATTTTTTATAATATAAGATCGTTTCATATATTATATTTACATACAATAATTATATTCTTTTCTCAATAAATATATCATCCAAAAACAATCACTATATGTTATCACCATTTCAAATGGAAACACCCTAAATCATAATAGTCTACTCGTCGTATTACATATAATCATTGTAATCTTCCACTTCATCTCCATCATAATTGCCTCCAGCATCTTCTCCAAGATATGTTGATAAATCATTCACTTCTTGTTCTATTTCAGCTATATCGTCTTCTCTCTCTAAATAATCGTCTAAATATTGATTGATGTTTGTATCTGTTGTTTCCTTATTTTTCCTCATCTTGTTTTCGGCCTCAACAAGTTTATTCATTTGATCTATTTCCGCCTCATCTATATCTTTCACATACGAAGTAAGACCCTTTTGTAATCCTTTGTTCCAGACCCCCAGTTTATTTTTTTTCAATAGAGTATCTATGTCTCTCTCTTCGTCTGTAAGCGCCTTTAACCTATCTGTAAATGTAGTTTTTTCAGATTCTTTGGATTTATATACCATGTCCATTATATCATTATAATCAGGGTCTACAATATTTTTGTGTTCTCTCATGATATTCAAATAAGACACCAATAACGATGCCACTTCTACCTTTAGTTCTTTGATATTTCCCATTTGTATATCTCGGTCTATTCCCGTAAATAAATGAGTTTCATTGTCTTGTATGTTATCTACTGTTGTCAGATCATTATCACCCTCTTCTATATTGTTTATAGTTATTTCCAAGTCTACATTCACATTTTCTTCCTCAGTTGTATTATACAACATGGTCCTGTTTTCAGCCATATCCTTATATGCATTCAAAATGATTAGTAGGTAATTCTCCATCAATAGTTTGGTTACAACACTATCGAAAATAGAGTGTCGTTTATTTTCTCCGTATTCGATGTTTGACAAATAAGGAGTGAGAGAAGCCATCTGTAATATTACATCGTATTTGTCATGAATCTGGTTCAAAACATTGAAAAGAATGTTTTTACTATAATGTTTGCGCAATGTTTCATAATATTTACTCACCTTTTCTTTTATTTCTAACTGGTCAAAGTCCGATAGTCCCAAATATTTGGGCACGTTCATATTATTGTAGTTCACATTATTCAAAATAATATATGGAAACACCTTGCCAATGTCCAATAAAGAGGTCTTTAAGAACTGTACAAGATTGAACATGGTATCTTCAGTTAATTTTGACCCGTTGCTGTCACCTTCACCCCATTTTGCGAAATTAGTTATAAAACTGAATAAAGTTTTCATTTTATTTTTCGGAAGTTTTATATTTTCGCGTAAAAAGGCAATGAGCTCTCCACGTAGTTCTTCATTGCGAATAGCCAGATAGTTTTTGATATCTCGCATTTCTTCGGTATCTTCAGTAATGGCAATATCATACGTATCCATTAGTTTATTTAGTTTATCTATCAATGTAGAATCTATATGTTGAGGTCCGTCCTCGATAGTGGAGAGTTCTCCTTTTCCATCTTGTTTAGTTTTCTCATCATTTTTTATGTCTTCTATTTTGCGTCGCAATAACTGAATCACTGAATACCCATAATCTTCATTATTCACATGTATAATATGATTGCGATTTACAAGTTGTAACAAACGCAAAAAGGACTCATTTGTATACTGAATACCATCATCTTTTAATTTCTGTATTTGATATAAAACACTGTCATTTTTTGCGAAACGTTCCGGTTTCTCGACACAAATAGCTTTAATATCTTCGGGTATAGGTACGAGAGAATTGAAATGACAAAACTCTATAAATGCCTTATAAATAGTTTGTTCGCTAAACTCGTCACTGATGGAACCATACAATATCTTCGAGTTCTCACGACAATACAATGTAGGCGCACGTGTAATAATACGTATATCCTGAATAATCTCACTCAAATATTTGGTTATGTTTATGTAAGACAATATTTCACTGTCTTCTTTGATAAAGTACTGAATAACGTTCTCTTGATTATCTGTATTACAACAAGCATTCTCCAAAAAGGGCTCGTTAGAAGCGTTTGATAGTAACCATTTCTTTTTATTAAGTACATTTTGAATCTGTTCTTGAACCCCTAGAGAGAAATATATGATTTTCGCCAAAACGACAGATATCTTATTTTTTTGACCAGTATTACCGGACTTCAGTTGACTTAACAACGAAGTTTTGAAATCTTGTGTAATGTTTTCCAATGTCTTCATTTTCAGTGGAACTAGAGGAGGCAAGAAACCAGTCCATCTACTTAGTTCATACTCTGCCGGTATATCACTTCCCGGATTTAATACAAGATATTCTATTTTTTCCTCAAATCTACGTTTTATGTCCGGTATTTCTAGAAGATAATTGTCAATATGAACCTTGATTTTTTCTTCAATATTTTGCTCTTTTTGTCGCATCAATACATTCCACGGAACAATCGTCTCTTTTCTTATTTTATACGCAATACATGTCAAATATTTTAACCCTGTCAAATCACCGACTCCTTCAAACGGGTAGCCTGTAAATGAACGAACACATCCTGGAAAGGTAGCTCTTGTTTTTATAGACGGAACCGCCGTTTGAATACCAATTAAAAACGTCCCTAATGTCAAGTACAATAATGTGGTATGGTACAGCGTTTCATAAGGAATTACCTTTTTCCCTTGTTTGGATCGTTCCTTGACAACCTCTTTATACTCCTCTTCTAGTGGAAGTATACCACCATGAAGAACATTGACTACATTTTTCACTATGAACTCTACTTGGTCATTCATATTGATACCCATAAATCCAGACAAAGAAGAAATGATGTTATAAATCATCTTATTCTCTGGGGTTGAATATTTTATTGATTTTTCTTTGGAGGAGAGAAGAGCATCGCCCGCATCCTGTTCCAATATATCTCTAGTTTTCTTTTTGAATCCATCTTCATAACCTTCTTCTGTATCAAACTCACGCGATTTAATCACATACCCACTTGATTCATCTACCCAATTGCCTTCATTATCCTCACTAACTGCGCCATTTACACGAATAATTTCCTCTACTTTCGCATCATAATTGTTCGGGTTTTCAATATAAGTAACTGCCAACGTATAAATAAAACTCGGTAACAATTTACTTCCGCTTGTAATACAATATCTCCAGTTGATATCTTCCGAAGTACTCTGATTAAAAGTAGAATTAGATACATTTGCTTCTCTCGTATACTTGATGGCAAACTGAACAATGTCTTGTTGTTTTTTTACGAAATTGCTTTGACCTAGAACGACTTGTCTGATACCAATATAAGGCGAAACCTCATTGTCTACTATTTTATCGCTTGCTAACAATCCTATCTTATATTTCTCATTATTATACTGTTCGTTATTGTTTGTACGCATTTGTTCTAACTTATTAAATACGTCCATTCGATATTGTTGGTTCGTTTCTAGTTCGGAAAGTAACGTATTGCGTGTTATCTCATACTTGTTATCAAACTGTCCTATCATGTCTTTCAATGCGTTTTCTGTTAGCTCTTTTTTATTCATGTCGTAGGACTCGCATATTGTATTATATTTGTTTTCAATCTCAATACAATCCGTTTGTAGGTTACAGAACATGTCTTCATTTGCTATGTTCATATTATTTATATTAGAGTCCTCCTTCCATTTTCCATCAACTCGCTTAAAATAAGTCATCCTTTCTTCATTCGTACTGAATATAATCGCATACTCGTCATCTCTTACAATTTTGTGTTTATTAATCAAACTTGTTGCGATTGACGGCGCTTCCGATAATGGATATTTATATTTCTCGGTAACCTCATTAACTAGCAAATCATAAAAATCGTCTGTATTCATAGTTAATCGTTGGGATTCATATTTATCTAAAATACTATAAGGTGTATTGTCATATTTCTTGTCGTAATAAATTATTTTATCATTGTCGTTCAGCATATCTTCTTTATTCTTATATTCCTTAGCAATCACAACGGATTTACATTTATTTTTAGATTCTTCTTCAGACAATTGTTTTTTTGTTAATTTCTGCTCTTCTTCGAGCTTTTTAATCACACTATTCACGCTTTCAGGAATCATCAAATCAACATTTCCACGACTAACGATTGTATCATACAATTCACCATTATCATCGGATAACATTTTCCACAACATTTCTGAGTTTGATATTTTCATTTCATACGGGTTATACTTTTCTTCCATGTCGCGCGCATATTCGTAATTGTCTACAATATCTAATAACTGTTTATGATTCGCTTCTACACCACCCTTAATATTCTTGAATAATTTCATATCACGTGACCGCTCTTTAAATCGAGTATTATACTTAGATATTCTTTCTTGTAGAAAGCGAATGATATCTTTGTATTGCATAAAGGTAATGTCGTCTGTATAGACAAGAAAAGGTTCTAGATGAGCCACTGTATCATACACCGAGAACTTACCTTGAATATATTTTCGCATGAGTCGAAACAGTACTCGAGTTTTTGGAATGATTGTATTCAAATATTCTTTGTATTCATCTGAATTATCTAAAGTCGTCATTGTTTCTTCTTTGTTCAACACGAAACTCTTGACATCCTTACCGAAGTTTTCTTCTACAAAACGAATATCTTGTTCAAAATCATCTATAAATACCTTGTCCACATTCGTTTGCTTATTCAGAAAACGCCAGTATTGTAGAGTATTCATCGTTAAATTACTCTTATCATATATACTTGTTCCTGGTAACTCAACACGGGAGTACCGCATAATAGGTTCAGGCATCATCAGGATGGATTTTAACGATAATTCATCCGGCATTGTAATATTTATTTGGGTTGTATCTTCTCCTTGACCTGGCTGTTTTGTCACTTCCATTCTTTTTACACCCAGATTATATTTTTCAATTAGAAATCGTTTGTTTTTTATTACACCATTTTCTACTACAGACGAATAGAAGTTACCTAAATTATCTATAATGACGTCCAAACTATCTTGAATTGAGATATTACTAATAATATGTTTGGATTGTTCAATATCAATATCATCAAACGGCGTCATGTAAGGATTCAAATCAGATACCAATGAATCGTAACGATTTATTTCATTTGGACCACTATCTGAACGAAAACGTTCGATTATTGTTTTCATTTCACCGAGATTATCTATCATATTCAAGTTGGTGAAATCTTTACCAGATGTATCGTCACCTACAGTAGTCAGATTATACATTTTTTTTATATTTTTAACTACCGGTAATATCCAGTATAATGATTTTTTGAAGTTGATGAGGTTGGACACCAACGGTTTCCACTCCTTCTCCTTGATAATTTTTGAAGTGACGTTTCCATAATCATCGAACTGTGAAAAAGTCTTTCTTAATTGTTGAAATCGTTCAATCAGTGTGTGTATGTTGTTCATGACACCATACGTTCGTTTATTATCTGGTATTTTCGATAACATTTCGTCCAGTAAGTCATTACTTTGACTTTGTATATCATATCGTTTTTTCGATTCATCTACCGCCTTTTCTTCTCGTACCGGTGCGAGTCTTTCTCCAATTATTATTTCATCCGCACTAATAATCATGTCTGTTAATGTATTTTGAATATTCTCTACACTCGGGTCGGGCATCATATCGTATATTTCTTCATCGTAAGAGAAGTCTTGATTCATTTGCTGTTCTGAGTTAGATATGTCTTCTATTTTTTCCCCTTTTTCTCCTTCATCCCCTTCATCCCCTTCATCCCCTTCATCCTCTTCATCTTCTTTTTTATCTTTTTCCGATGTTCCTTCTTTTTCTTCAATAGACGATTCTACTAATTCATTGACACCTTCAGGTCTCCCTCTTATTTCAATTAAATCAATCATCGAAAGATCCTCTGGGATGCCTTTATATTCAAAATCTATATAGATTATATCGTTTTCTGGGAAGGTTCTTAGTTCTATCATATCATTTTCTAAATTAGTAATTTCTGCAGTGAATACAGCTGGAACATCTCCACCGAAATAAATAGATATCCACGTGTTAGGTAGTAAATTGTGTTGTCTCGCATATCCTTTTTCCTTACTACGGTCCATTAATCTAATTTTTGTTATAGACCCGTCTGACAATGTCCCATCTGGATTTATACGTACATTTGTTTCTGTCAAGTTGTCGAGGTTAACCAGTTTTATTTTGTTGGAATCAATATATTCTATTCTAAAAGTTTTCTCATTTAATATCTCATTACGAGGTGACTCTATTTTGATAATATCTGAAAGTTGTAGTGAAATAGTTTTGTCGTTTTTTATTTCTGTATTCGATTTTTCAGCGTTGTCGTTTTCTATTGACATTGTTTCCTATATTTACGATAGAAATTTTTATGTTATTGTATTCATAATTGTTTATTCTTATTTATATTGATTTATGTTGATTCAAAATATATAATCTACTAAAATATAATATTCAACCGCTTAAAGATTTCACTATGTGTTAAATCATAGTATGGAACCTTGTACCAAATCCAATATAACTATGTATGAATTATCAAAGCAGGATTATATCAACGATTTTACAAAGAATAATAGTATTTGTGACAAATTAATCACTCGGACTTTTCCGTCTAGTATTATTAATACTAGAGTCAATACAGTTATGGAGACCGATACCGATTCCGATACCGATTCCAATACAAACAATCACGAGTATACATTGATGTATTATAATAAGAGTGTAATGGATACCACCGACTATGATTCTTTTGGTCTGGCCCGTTCCCTGATATTTGATTCAAATAAACACGTTTGTTGTTTTTCACCACCTAAAGCAATCGACTTTCATGCTTTTACAGAAAAATATCCCAAGGACGATATGATTGTACTAGAAGAAATGGTAGAAGGAACCATGGTTAATCTGTTTTGGGACCCTAGAAACAAAGTATGGGAGTTTTCTACTAGAAGAAATATCGGTGCTCGTAATGGCTTTATGGTTCCAGGAAAGGAGGAAGACAATAGAAACGAGAAAAACACTTCTAAACAACAGAAAACTTTTCGAGACATGTTCATTGATGCTACTCAATATTCTAATTTTGATTTCCTACAATTGAACCGAGGCTATTGTTACAGTTTTGTTCTTCAACATCCTGCGAACCGCATTGTCAATAAAATCAATACACCTGCGTTGTATCTAGTTGCGATGTATGAAATTACGAAAGATATGAATGTAATTTCACATGACTTATCTATCGTAAAAAATGATAGTGAGTGGAAATCTACTGGTGTGAAGTTCCCTGAAATATATGCATATCCGTGGGACTCCTATGAAGAACCAAAAACATGGTTTGGGGGTGAGAAGACTCCTATCCATATGGTAGGTGTCATGATTCATAATAGAAACAATGGTATGAGGTGTAAAATTAGAAATCCAAACTACGAGCGTGTGCGTAAAATGCGTTCGAACCAGTCAAATATACGCTTTAATTATTTGTTATTGCGTCAATCAAACCAGGTTGCTGAATATCTGAATTATTATCCTGAAGACAATGCTGGTTTTCGGTCTATGCAAAAGTCGATTCATGAGTTTACTGCAGAATTATATAAACAGTATATTTCGTGTTTTATCAAAAAAGAGAAACCTCTTATCGAGTTCTCGTCTTATTTCCGTACACATATGTTTCACCTTCATCGTAAATATTTGGATGATTTAAAACCGAATGATTTGGTCATTAACAAAGGAGTTGTTATTCAATATGTAAATAATTTGGAACCCAAACTCGTCATGCATTCTCTTCGTTATGTTGTCAATGCTGATAATACAAACAATGAGCCTAGTGTAGAAATAGAGGCATAATTGTATGACATGTATATTGATATATGTATGCTATTAGATCATAACATTCTTATGTGAAATGTTATGATTATACCCTTGAAGATTATGGAACTATTTTTTTTTGTTTTGTTTGCGTTGCCTTCTTTTGTTTGTATATTTATGTTTTCTATATCTTTGTATTTTACAGGTTTTTCTTACTTGTTGCTTATTTTTTGTATTCTTTCGTATGGATTTTTTTTTGTGTGTGTTTTTGCATTTTTTTTGTGTAGAACGTCTTTTTGTTTTTCTCTTTCCACCTCCCGCTTTCTCGCCACCTGCAGCATCACTGGTTGATTCTTTTTCTACAAGAAAGGCATTATCGAAAAATGGTTTATATCCACCACTAGCATTGATATTAACATCCTCATCTCTTCCTTCTTTCAACATTGATATAAAACGAGAAGCAGAGGGACGGTCATTTGCGAAAAATATTCTTTTTACATTACCCGTATTATCCCATTCAATAATTTCAGTATTATTGATGTAGTTAGGAGAAGAAGTATAACCACCATATTTACACAAAGCATTTATTTCTTGAAAAATATCACCAGTTCCTTTGAATAATATTCCCCATACTATTTCAAGTAATTCTTTAGATATTGCTTCAGCAGTACTGATGGTTTTTTGCTTTTTCCTTCTACGTTTAGAGTTTACTTCCTTTATTATTGGTTTGCGATACGGATATATTATTGCCTCGTATACATTTCCAAATATTCCTTCGACGGGGTTATCTTTTAATAAAAATTCAGAAGGTGTCATATGTATAAATGATGTTGTATCTAAAGGACTTGGGACATAATATATTTGTGTCCTATTATTTATAATATATTCAGATTCAAAATAGTTTGTTAAATTTGTTAATACATATTGTAATACTTTCCAAGCAATTAAATCAGGTGGTGGTTTATCTAGTTTAACAACACCAAACTTTGGAGTTTTTATATTTAATTCATATGTGGCATTCGGATAATTGTTCCAAGGTATGATGCTTACAATTCCATTATAATACATTGTATTGTTTTCGAAATCATCCCCACAATTATCTATAGGAGTGGTTATCATAAAACTCATATCACCGTATTCACCAATTTGGCCTTCATTACAATTAAGTTGACCATCTTTAACTGAAGACAATGGACAAAATACTTGCTTATTCCATGAGCTCATTTGCTGCGCAGCATTATTTATAACATATCTTTTTCTACCATGTTTATCTAGGGTATCGGTGGAAGTATATTGTGTTTTAATTGTATTCCATAAATGAGTATCAATATCTGTATTTTGACCAGGAGTTCCACATATCTCCATCAGGTTTATTTCATGATCTAATAGCAGTGTACTTGGGTTTTTCTCACTCTTCTCCCCCTCACTCTCAAATTCCAAGGCATACAAACCTAAATTCGCAATCATTCTACAAAACTGATTTTTGCTTGTCATTTCAGTAGAGGTTAATTTTCCCATTTGTTCTTTATGAGCATCCTTTTGTTCTTTTTCTATATTCATGATAGTTATAAGGTTATACCTTTCCAGTTCTTTTACATATGGAGCACGTATTAATTCGTAATTTTCGTTGAACATATCGAAGGTATATTTGTAAACTTTCGCACCCACTATTGATGCCTTTGAATTTCTAGGTAATCTTGGTAACATGGGAAATATATTATCACATTGTCCCGCACTAGTTATTTGGTCATAACCTTTAAATATTTCTTTCAAACCATTCTGTATGAGTTTTCTCTTTTGATAATATAATATTATATTATTATCATTCTCATCCTCATTATAGTTGTCATATATTATTTTCATCTCAGATACGATAGGAACAATGCTATTCCGATATGTATCAATATTATATACCATCTTATTTAGTTCGTCCTCAGTCATGGGGGTATTTTTATGGTTCGGTGGTGCTCCTCCTTTGACACCTGATAAATCTTTCAAACTCGAATACAATGATGCCTTTTTATTTTTCAAATCCATTGATTCCTTTTCCAAATCCATTGATTCCTTTTCCAAATCCGGTGCTTCATCAACCCATATTCCAAAAAAAAACACCGCAATTGTTACCATCACCTGATTTACGATATCATGTATTATTTTTGAATTTTTATATTCTCTTTGTAAATATTCTGCGACATCTGCGACACCTATAGTCTCAATCGCTTTTTTATGTTGGGAAACATTGGTATTCATAGAAGCCAGTACTGCCTGCGGTATCAATACATATATTAGACTACGTAAATTATTTATTTTAGTGAGGTTTTTTCCATCATGTTCCTCAGTGAACTCTATTAATGAAAACATATCTGATATTTTTATTTGAATAGGCCTTTTTTGTGGTTGGAACTTGTTATTACTATTGGCAAACTCATATGATATTAGAAACTCGTCAATGATAATATAATATATTTGTAGGAGTTCATTATAATATATTTGTAGGAGTTCATTATCAGATATTTGTAGGAGTTCATTATCAGATATTTGTAGGACTTCATTATCTACTGGTTTTTTTTTACTTGACTCAGTCTGAGGTGGGCTCTTGTATGTGGGTGCCTGTGCATCTTCGTTCGTCTCCATCATCAAACTATCGTCATTATTATCACTACTATAATTACTTCTAGGTGAAAAATCGCTATCAACATTAGAACCTTGGGTTGATTCTTCGTCAGAGGGAAAACCCAAACTAGACCCTCCTTTTTTTCCTGCTGAAAAAGTAAATGCTTCTGAATTAAAATTTTTTAATAAAGTTAATACGTTTTCCCATCTATCGATATTGTTAAGATAATCATGAAGAACATCATGTGATAGAATATTCAACATCAAAAAATTACACATATCATTATTATAACATAATTTACGAATGGTTTCCGTATTATTTTGTATACTATTACTATCATCCATTGTAGCCATTATACAATAATAATATATTAATTATATTATCATTAGATTATAATTATGTGTAAGAACTAACTGATCTGACCTATTTATTTCTATTTGTTTTTACATTTTTTGTTTGATTTTATTATATACTTCAAGAGCATCCACAATACATTCTTTTAGATTTTGCTTAATATTTGATTTTTCTACAGGTTCTTTGTAGGCAACTCGAATAATACTATCGGTGTCATGTGGATGCATCTTTTTAAACCCACAGAAGCTCAATGTTTTTACTCCTTCGTAAAACTTGGTATACAAGAAATATTCCATCACTTTTCCTAATGTATAATCTTCATTCACTAGAATAATATCATAGGAATTGCTCATTGTATTATCAGAAGCGTTCATATCTACACTGTTTTCTCCAAGTAAAGAATCAAACTTTTCTATTTTGTTTGTAATTGCGTCGCATCCTTTATCCACTAGTTCTTTATTCGTAAAAACACCAACGGACTCAATCGTAAAATCAAAACTATCATTAACTACGACCCGCTGGGCCTCTAATAAACGCCAATTTTTAGTTTCAAACTCGACATCCTCTTTGCTCATTCCTGCGTCTTTCCATTCTTGTATTTTTTTCCTCAGTTGCTCTTCAACACCAGACGGGTCTTGGGTATATCCATAAGAACAGGTCGATACTACATTAAACATAGAATCCTCTTTGGGTGTCGCAATGGTAAACTCGCATGTCATCTTAATCTTTTCACCAGGAATATCGTCAGAAATCTTAGGACGAAGACGTATAAAGTCAATAAAATACCCAGTCATTGAGTTTGGGGGAAATATATTCTGTGTATCCTTTTCGCTTAAATACTCGTCAGTAGTCAAGTTCTTAATTTTGAAATCTTCTGTAGTCACATACATAATAGCATCGGTTGTATTCTCGACATCTAGTTCTATGATATAATTTTTCAGAGGCATCTCTAAATCAGTAATATGAATAGGTATACAACTGAGACGTTGTTTAATGACTTCGTTGTTGAACCGAGAGGTATTGCTTGTAATTGTTGCTTTAGATTCTTCATAAGGCGCAGTTTTGAATACAACCGTGGGGATATCAGAAATAATGCTTCGACGAAGACCATTTGCGATACTCACATTGACATTGCTTAAAGTATAAAACAACTTGTTTTCTTTTTCAGTAATATTCTTGATTTGTGGGCTCATAATAATAATGTTACTTATATAATAAAATTATATTTATATTCTAATCAATAATAATAATTATCATTAAATCAATTTTATTATACATCTTTGAAAGGTTTTCCCAAATATCTCCACCATAAGGTCGCTTCTTCGATATTCGTAGTTTTCACATACATGGATGACATGTTCATCGCAGAAGATACCACAAATATCGTTGGTTTAGGAAAAAGTTATAATTTAAATTATGCTTTTACATATTTTCGTAAAATGGTTTAAAAATTAAAAGAAAAGTATTTTATTCTATTAAATGAGTTCCATATTGTATTATAGTAATTATTGCGATCATTCGAAAAAGGTTATCAAATACGTATCAGGTAATCAAGATCTGAAGAAGGATATCCATTTTATTTGTATTGATAAACGAACAAAAGGACAGGATGGGAAAATATATATTGTATTAGAAAATGGTCAACAGATAGTCATGCCTGAAACAATCACAAAAGTCCCTGCGGTTTTGCTATTAAAAGATAATTACAAAATATTGTACGGGGATGATATTTATTCTTATTACAAGCCAAAAGAGCAAGTAGCAGTTCAACGAGCGACACAAAATAATATGGAACCTAGTGCTTTTTCTTTTAGTGGGGGTGGAGGCGGAGGATTTGGTAGTGCGATGTGTGGTGTATCGTCTGACCAATATAGTTTTTTAGATATGGATTCGGAACAGTTGAACACAAAGGGAAATGGGGGAACACGACAAATGCATAATTATGTTTCGTTAGACCATTCAGATACTATACAAACTCCAGCCGATGATCATGATTATAAAAACGAACAAGGAACCGAAGAGGGTTCGTTTGAGAAAATGCAGCAACAACGAGATTCAGACTTATCCAATATATCTTATAATACGAAAGTGTAAGTAAAATGGTTTAAATAAATATATTTATATATATTTATATAACATCAAATTATGAGTGACCCATCAACTATATTGTCTGCTTTTAACGATCATTTTATAGAGTTTATGAATGATATTGTTCGAGTATTTCCGAATGATGTAGAAATATCAACAGCTAAGAACTCTGTACAAATGATTCGTAGAGCAAATCCGAAAATGATAATTAAAGCATGGAAAAGTTATATTGTTGATCAATATTCCGAGGAAATCAATAGTGGCGATATTTCATTTTTTATAGACAATGATTATTCTAATGGAATCGCTGGTAAATTAGACAATAACCAAATTATGAAGACTATTGAACGTCTACGAGCTCCAGTAAAAAATATGGAACCTGAGGACCAACAAAAAACAATGAAATATATTCAGAACCTTACCAAGCTTACATCGTTGTATTTTACTATGTAATTACAATTATTATACACTATGTATTTATGTATAATAATTACTAGAAAATAACGATAAAAGTATTTAAAACTATTTATACTACAACAATATAAATGTCGGAACAAACGGAACAAACTTCTCCTTCGCCTATTTCTACAGAGTTTATTAAAATTATAACAGATTTAGTGAGGGATATCAAGACTACTTTTCCAGAATACGTTCCAATTATTGATAAATGGTGGAAAATGGACACTGACAAGGATGGAACGATGAGAATGTTGTATGCTCATTGTACTCATATTATACCAGAAAGAATGATGGATATATTGTATCAAAACGAAGATATCTATTCAAAAGATTCTGAATTAAATACAGAGTTTTTACCAGGCATTAGTTTTAAATATTTATGGCAGTGTGATATTACTGACAAGACCCGTGAAACTTTATGGAAGTATTTACAAATGTTGATGATATCTATTATAGGCAATATCCAAGACAAAAACGCTTTTGGGGAAGATACAGCCAAGATATTCGACTCTATTGATGAAGAAGATTTCAAGAAAAAACTCCAAGATGCTTTAGGAAATATTAAAACCATTTTTGAAACGAATGATACAAATACATCAGAAGATAACGATGACACGACAACCTCAGAATCAAATATGCCTGATTTACCTTCTGTAGATAATTTACATGAACATATCAATGGAATGCTCGGTGGAAAGCTTGGTCAATTGGCACAAGAGATCGCAGAAGAAACCACTTCTAGTTTAGACTTGGATTTAGAAAACATGACTGATCCAACAGATATTTTTAAGACACTCATGTCAAATCCCACAAAGTTAATGAGTATCGTGAAAGATGTAGGAAGCAAACTGGAATCTAAGATGAGTTCAGGTGAAATTAATCAAGCAGAGTTAATGACCGAGGCTACTGAGATGATGAACAATATGAAAAATATTCCAGGTTTAGGTAATATTCAACAAATGATGAGTCAAATGGGGATTCCTAATCCGATGAATAATGGTGCTGGCAATGCTGGCAATGCTGGCAATGCTGGCGCGCAACAGCCTAGCGCCAACGATATGGAAGAAATGATGAAAAATATGCCTGATATGGAAAAAATGATGCAAACTATGGGTTTGGGAGGACGTAACACTAGAATGAATAAAGGCGCGATGCAGTCTAAAATGAAACAAGAGATAAAGAAACAACAAATGAAAGAACGTTTGAGACAACAGGTTGTAGATAATACTGCAAAACAGAATGAGAAACTAAATACGGACACCCCTACTACTCCTAATGTTCCTTCATATACTGACGATGAGTTAATTTCCATTTTTAGTACTGGGGAAACTTACGAAAAAACGCCTCGTAAACAAAATGCGAGTGTAGGAAAAAAGAAAAAAGGGAAGAAAGACAAAAAATAATAAGGTGTGAAAAATACAGCGATAAAGGTCTATTTGGTTGAAGATATATTTCGATATGGAATAATGATATCTTGGTTTAGGAATAAATATTATATTGAATGCTATTGTCATTATTCAATATGATAAACAAATGAAAAAATTAGTAGTTATATATATATATATACATACTAATAATGACAACTCATTTTTGGATAAATGAACCAACCATACTATTTGATAAAAAATATATGTTAGAATTGTGGCCTACATCAGAAATGACTTATAATCAAAAACTAAACTCTATTACCAGATTGATTATTATATTAAGTGTATTTGGATTTACCTTTACCAAAAATATTAATATGCTTGTTAGTGGATCGATCACAATTTTAGTCGTTTTTTTATTTTATAAAATAAATACTCGCAAATTAGACCGTAATTTATTGACCAAAGAAGGCTTTCAGGACGGGTTTCCTATGAAAAAAGATGGCATTGTCAATGGAAAAGAGCCATTAGGAGACTTATTGAAAACAGATTATGCTCCCACTAATTATAAGAATCCCTTGTCAAACGTTTTATTACCTGAAATAAAATACAACCCTGAACGTAAATCAGCACCTCCTTCTTTTAATACGGAGGTGTATGGTGATATCAATGACGCTGCAAAAAAAACAATACAATCCATGAATCCTGGTATAAAAACCACCGATAAACAGCTATTTGGTGATTTAGGAGAGAACTTTGAATTTGACCAGTCTATGAGGTCTTTTTATTCTACACCCAGCACACAAATACCTAACGACCAGGGTGCTTATGCGAATTATTTATACGGAGATATGCCTTCTTGTCGTGATGGAGATGGAATGGCATGTGTTAAGGATAATTACAGGTATACAATGCATTAAATGATAAAATGTTCAATCCCATTCAAAGATTAAGTGGATATATATTATTATTTAGTAAAAAATAATGTGTTCTATTATATATATAATATGGCTAACGTATCGAGTTATACCTTTGATAATATGTCTAGAATAGGTAATGATAGTTGTTCTCAAGACCAGAATACAATTCAAAGTGTTCAATCTTGTAATTATATGTTAGAAAATTATAAATTATCTGATTGTGGAATGAAAAACCCGATTGAGTTCGCCACCCAGCAACCTGGTGTAAATTATAGTGGAAGTCATAGCATGGGCGTAGGTGGATGTAACGTAGATAATAGTTCTAAATTGTTGTTAGGTAGTACCCAAACAAACCCCAAATGTCGTATTGATTTATTCCAACGTCCATTTGCTACGGTTCCTTTCTTAGGTCGTGGTGCTGTAGACCCTATTATGGAATCTCAAATACAACAAGGCGAAATGAATACGAATAAACGCACTGTTACTAAGCTTACCGAAAAAAGTTATTTGAAATATAATCAAACTCCTCTAATCCCAAGTGTTAAAGAACGAGTAACAAATGCGGCGTATAGTGTAGAAGGCGCGGCAGCCAAAGGCTGGATTCGTGGTGGGGCGCCTTCCAGAGAAATGTCACGCGATAATAACCAGTAATGAATCTAATCGACAAAAGTAGTTCTCTCTTACATGAATATCAAGATAACTATAAGATATTATAAATATAATTAAATATATATTATATTTATACTTACACGATGGACAATTACGAATCAAATATTGTTTTGACATACACTTATTACGACCCTAAACTAAGAGAAAGATTCCATAAGAACGATAAGTTTAATATTGAAGATGTGGCTGATATGGAAGATATGTGTGATTTTATATATCAAAGCGAACTAATGCGAACATTCAATATATCTACTCCAGATGAGTTATCCATCGACATATTTGACCAATTAGAAGCATCTCTAGTTTCTACTTCTTTTTTACATGTCATCAAGAAGATGGAACCAATATGTCATTTGAATAATCTATCCTTTGATCATATTATGCCTTTATTATTTTCATACGATTACTTCTTTTTGACACATCAATGTATTCAATCGTTGAAGCATGATAATATGAGAAATATTGACCAAATTACTTTAGACAAAATGTTGAACTATATTGATTCAAATCTAAAGAAATAAAATAAATATACTATATATAGATTCAATGGCGTCTACACGAAATAATAATACTCCTGGAAACTATTGTCATCAACAAAAACAATATGCTCACAACGAACAATATACATTATATCCTAATTCACAATATGGGAGTGCTTATAATACTCGCATCCCTGGAAATGGGGTCAATCCCGGTCAAGTTCCGTGGAACCAGTTGTCATACAATCCCGTAGAAATAGAGTCTTCGTTATTTGGTATCAACTCGACCAATCTGGTGAATCCTCAGCCTGAAGTAAAGCCTGAACTGCGAACACTAGAAACCGCAAACTTTTTTGAAAAGGGTCCTGTATTGATGCCAGACCCTTTAGTAATTGAAAAAAACCAACGACCCTTTCCTTCTCCATAAAGAGGGTTCTAGGTGTATCATACACAAAATACATGATAATAAACATTACTATCATGTATATCCAATGAAACAATATCAATACTAATACTCAGGCACGTGTTTTTTAAACATACATCCCGTCGGATCTAAATCCGTCACTGTTTTGGTAATCGTATTGATGTCTTTATAATCACATGATGACATCCATATTTTAATTACACAAAAGTTTTTTTTAGGTGATATTGTTATACCGGTTACATTTGATACTAACTCGGGATTTGAACTCATTGAATCACCTAATAATACATAACATAAATCCTTCCAACATTGATACACCACTTTATTTGCAATCTTGTAAGAAAAACAACCACCATTTCGATTCATTTCATCTTCCCATACAGGAGTTACACCTTCACGCATCAAAAACAACATACAGTTTTTTACTAAGGTATCAGACATTGATTCTATCAAGGCAATACTATCACCTACATTTTCCAAAGTATACATCTTTTTATAACTTTCTAATGTCCATGCTGTATCATGAGGCAGATGTGCCCACATACACCACGTTCGGGGTAACTTGTCTTGAATATCTAATGATACAGGAGTATCGAGTGGGTCTACAACAGATGTCATCATATTTGATTATAGAATATATATTATGTATATAAACACCGTTACTATATTTTTATATTGTTTTTATTATTTATTTATTGATGAGATATTCATTCTCATACAATATGATTTTATCATTATTTGTAAAAGAAACCATATTTACACAATGGTCGATTAAGCCTCCTCCATATTCTGGTCTATAATGTCCCGGATTGATTTCATGTTGTAAAGTCAACAAATACCAGATTAACCTACTAGTAATCACATTATTTATACAATAAAAACTACTAGGGATACTACTGATATCGTCGTGGAGTTTAATATCATACGAGGATTGTTTCTCTGTATTATTCTCCATCAATGTAATTTTTATATTTATGAACCTGTAATTACATTTAATTGGAACAATATTTAACTTGTCGTCCATTGAAAGTGTGTCTGTATGATTCCATATATTGTTCAAGATACACGGATTCGGATTCATGTTCACATTTTTTATGACTGTTTCTATTTTAGCTACTTCTCCTAATGCTTCTAAATCAATACTCTTTGTTATTTTTCCATCTTGTGAAATAGATATGTAATGTTCTGTATCTGTGTTGGAAGTAGTAGAATCTAGTATCAATGAACCAGGTAAGATTGAATACATCTTGTTCATACCTATTTCACATCTAGTATATGTTGTCATAGAAAACAACATCATTTTGAAAATAATCTTTTGATACGTAATAGGAAAACATATATATAAAAAGGTGTTTAGTGCTAGGATATTGCCACAAATAATAAATAACATGATTATAATTATGATTAAACAATCATAATTATATTTAAACCGATTTATTGTTATTCTTTTTCCATTTATCCCTTATTTTTTTGTTCATATATATTTTTACTTTTAGTTAGTTACTTCTCTTATGTAGACAATATCCTGTCCTTGATTTACATCAATAATTTCTTGGGGAGTGTAATCTTCTTGATTTTCCTGGATTACTATATTATTGGGTAAAATCGTTTCACTAGATGGAACCAATGTAGTATCAGTATTGACAGCATCATAAGTGTATATATAGGAAACCATTAATAATATCACACTCATAAAAATAAAAGGAATGAATACTATCATCCATGAAATGATGGATAAATTACTAATACACAGAATATTCAATAAAAATGTTATCAAAGTTGCGATTATAGCATTGATAATCGCATTGTTATATAAACCATTATAAATATCCATTATTATTTGAGTTAACGAAAACACCAGATATATTAATGCGGGAGGACATAATTTACTCATTATTTATATATCAAAATATTAAATTATTTGAAGAATCCAAAATAATTAGTCGTAAAATGATACTTCTCCATCTTTGATTTCTCCGACTTGAACTCCTGGGTCACCATTCTTATCTGACTCATAAATTGGTCCATTTTCTTCATCAATCGCATAATATGTTACATCATCAAGTTCTATCTCAAATACTTCCTCTTCTTCCTCTTCTTCCTCTTCTTCCTCTTCCTCCTCTTCTACTTCTACTTCTACTTCCTCCTCTTCCTCTTCCTCTTCCTCTTCCTCCTCTTCTACTTCTACTTCCTCCTCTACTTCTACTTCCTCCTCTTCCTCTTCCTCTTCTTCCTCTTCTTCCTCTTCCTCATCTTCCTCTTCTTCCTCTTCCTCCTCTTCCTCCTCTTCTACTTCTACTTCCTCCTCTTCTACTTCTACTTCTACTTCTACTTCCTCCTCTTCCTCTTCCTCTTCATCTTCATCTTCATCTTCATCTTCATCTTCCTCAAAGAAATCGTCTACGTTCCACCCTTCTTGACGCAAAACATCCGCCTTATCTTGAAAGCAATTCTCACATAAACCCAACTTTAAATTGTTTCCATTGACTTCTATACTCAATTCAATGATATCATCAGTATTTATTTTGATAGCACATGTTTCGCACTTTCTTTTACCTTCCTCCTCTTCCTCCTCTTCCTCCTCCTCTTCTTCTTCATCGCTTTCATCACACGCATTACCACATAAATATTGACCGTTACCTTTCATTTGAACTATATCTTCACTTTTTCCACATAAATCACACTCAGCTTCTTGATTATTTGGCTCTTCTTTTACGTATAAAATATCCCCACCTCCATCGTCGTTAAAATATCCGACACACAAGCTACATTTTACCCATTGTTGTCCATCTTCATAATTTTCTTCTGTATCTTCTTCAAAATCCCAGTCAGGTGGATATCTTTCACAGTCTATGTTTATACATAATTTAATGATTTCTTCTGTATCTTTCTTCTCTTCCTGTTCCTCTTCCTCTTCCTCGTCCTCGTCCTCGTCCTCTTCCTCTTCCTCTTCCTCTTCCTCTTCCTCTTCCTCTTCCTCTTCCTCTTCCTCTTCCTCTTCCTCTTCCTCTTTTACATCCTCGTCATCCTTTTCTTCTTCCCATTCATCACATTTATAATTTTGTTTTACTAATTCATCTTCCGTGTCTTGAAAACACATAGTACATAAAATCAACTCTTTAGATGGGTTATATAGTTCGTCTTTATAGAGAATATGAATATTATCTTTGTGACAATCAACTTGTAAACTACAGTTTTCACAAAGAACATTTTTATCCTGTTTATTCGTCTCCTCATCTATAATATTTTTTTTATTAGATACGGAAGATTCCTCTATATATTCGTTTTTTCGACTATTTAGCTCAATAATATTTAATTGAATATTATCGGGTATCTTACGTGTACTGTTTATTTTGTTATCACTTGATTTTTTTAAACTGTCCAATTCTTTTTTATAATATAATACCTCGCTTTTACATTTTTCCAATTCTTTTGTTAAATGATTCTCAGCATATTCATACAATAATTTATGTAAACCATCCTTTACTACAGAGTTCACATCATTTATAATGGAATGTGTATCTAAAATCATAGGTAATTGGCTCATCGCTATTGTTTTATAATAGAATAATTCGTTTAATATGATTTATAAAATAGTTTATTGATATTATATGGACAGTATTACTATTGTTTGCGAATCTGATATAGAGAAATATATTCCTATTATTACTAGACAAACTGATTACACAGAAGAAGTAGCGAAAGAAAAATTAATTGAACATTCTGGCGATCACATGAAAGTCATTAAGGAATATATGGGAATTACTGAAAAAAAAGAACCACCAGTCAAATCGGTGAATCAAGAAATATATAGACAAATGCGATTCAAATTAGACGCATCTATGTCTGAATACAATCAGAAACAAGAATTAAGTTTAGCATTAGAACTATCCCAAGGACAGGATAAAAAAGACGCATAACACACATAGGAAGGGATTGGATCATATGATAAGAACTATCATATGATTATATTATTGTTACGTTACTAATAGGAAAAAGTAAAAAATCAGTGATTCAATCCAAAGGTTTCATTTACAATATTATTTTTGGTTTGTTTGCTAACATTTCTCTTCTTCACCTGATATGTATTTGAAGGAATGATTTTATTATTAATCATGTACTCGTCATCATCTTCATGAATCTCAGGCATCACTTTGGAAATAGGTTTATCAATTACTAAAAGGAGCCGGTCTGATTTAAGCAATGACCGATATTCTTGAATAGTCATGTTTCCATAAAACCTATCTAAAAAATAATGAGGGTCAGGTGCGGGTTTGATATTTTTAGAATGTTCAAATATTTTACAATAAATATTATTAATCAAGCTATATCGTTCAAACTTTACTGACTTGTCTATATTTTGATTCATTAGATGTGCTACCGCACACTCGGGTGTACAGAAACACCCATATACTTGATACGAATTACGAATATAACTGGACGGAATATAAATAGGCGGATTGTCAAAATCATAAGAACACCAGAAACAAGCAGATTTGGTATTCGTAATGTTATTCAAATGAAGGTCCTTCTCCAGTTGTTTTAACTTTGTCCATATTTCTTTGGTACTGTCCTTTTCCTCAGATACTACATTTACATTCTTCATATTATTCGTATCTTGTTGTACCTCATCTATATCAGTAGTGTTAGAAGGTTGTACACTTGTATTAGGGTTCTCGATAATTTCATATACTAAATCTTGTTTAGACTGGGAAAATTGGAACGTATTATTTTCGCTAGCAGAAAAATGAAGGTCATTTAATCCCATCTGGGCTGTATTGTCTTCTAAATCCCGCAACGAACATTTCAAATGTAGAATAACACTTGGCTTGATAATGTCCTGACTTAATGTCAGGATGTTTTGTGGAACAATTTTACCACCTTTGGGTTTTCTCCCTCTTTTCTTGGGAACATTTACAGTTTCTGACGTGTTATTGTCACCAGTTACACTTTTTAAATTAGTAGAATCGTTTTTATTTATACTTTTATCTACCTTAGGTCGACCACGACCACGCTTCACTGGAATAGTAGGAATAGTAGTAATATTTGCTTCAGACATTATATGTATTACTATGAAACTCAATTTAAATACTTTTCATATATCTTTTATCGAGTTTTTGTTCATTCGTTTGAATGTCTAGATCTAGCTTTTTTCAATATAACATTTCCTACATACGGGAATATAGTTATCGCTTCCAATTATCTTTTGGGTTTTTTCTCTTGTTAAACGTAACGAAAATATTGCTTTTTTACCATTTTTACAAATACTACATAATGACTTTAATTTGATAAATTTATCACATAAAGGTATTAATCCCAATAATTGTCCAAACTGTTTTCTTTCGAAATCACCGTCCAAACCGGCTATATAAACCTTCTTATTACTTTGTAACATACTTTCAACACATACATACAAATCGTCAAAGAACTGCGCTTCATTAATTAATATAACCTGTGCTTCTCTCGTTCTGATTTGTATTGCGTCCCAGTAGTCATCGTGGCTATAATTCCATATTTTCGACAAATGTTTTGTTTGGACACATGGAATCATATTTTTATCATGTGTCGATAACATGGATTCATGATATCTTACATCTTCTACATGATTAATAACTACAACAGGTATATTACAAAACAAACATTGATTGTATATTTCCATCAGTTTGGATGTTTTTCCTGAAAACATAGGTCCAGAAATAATCTCTAGATATCCTTCATTGTTCTGAGGTTGAGTGTCATCGTGATGTTCGTACATATTACTCATCGGTAGAATGTTTCTAATATTCTTTTATATCTTATAATAGTTTTGTTGTTCTTGATTTTTCAATTTTTATCATAGTTGTATTCAACGAAATGGTATAAATATATGTTATAAATATATGTATTGAAACTATACATTAACCTAGATATATGAATGAAAATATATCTATTCCGTGGATAGAGAAATATCGTCCAACTGACTTTCAAGATATTGTTCTGGAACATACAAATGAAAAAATACTAGAAAACATCATTTGTATGAAATATTTTCCAAACTTACTCTTTTACGGTCCTCCAGGAACAGGAAAAACTACTGCGATTATTAATCTTGTCAAATCATATCAAAATGCGATAGGAGAAAATGATAAAGGACTCATGATTCATTTGAATGCTTCAGACGAAAGAGGTATTGATATTATTCGCAATCAAATACAACAGTTTGTCAATACTAAAAACTTATTTAAAAAAGGAATGAAGTTTGTCATATTAGATGAGGTCGACTACATGACTAAAAATGCCCAACAGGCATTGCGCTGTTTGATTATGAATTATCCCAGTAACGTTAGGTTTTGTTTAATTTGTAATTATATTAGTAAAATAGATGATAATCTTCAAAATGAGTTTATAAAAATTAGATTTAACAATCTTCCTAAAGATAAAATATTTTCTTTTCTTAAAAAAATTGTGAATAAAGAAGGACTGCGTATTATGGACAATGATTTGATTAAAATACAGCAATTATTTCATTCTGATATTAGAAGTATGATTAATTTTATTCAGTCACGATATCAGGTCGAAACTACTCTAGATAAAACGAAACATATGAATATTATACATGAAGAAGTATGGGATAATCTATATAGCCGATTTCAAAATGACTCTAGAGATGAGATACTTCTTCATATTCAAAAAATTAATGCGCAATACAGCATAGATAATAAAAACATCATGAAAATGTTTTTTAACTATATTATTCATAACAAACCACAGATTATTTCAAAAAAGTTTTTGCTGTTTGTAGAAGGAAATATTCAATGTACAATGGGGAAAATAAATATTATGAAATATATCATTGGTCAGATACAGTTATTCATTTTGAGTATTGATACCTAATCCCAATGTTTGTTGATACCGAATATGTAGTTTATTCATAAACTCATTGGGTGGTGATTGATTAAAAGGATCAAATAATTTATTTTGTAGCGCATATGTAAAATCCACGGGTAGTTTTGAACTTCCTTTTACACATTTGTTATTTTGTATATTTATCGCAATTGGATTGCTGGTTGGATAGCTACGCACATTATTTACCTCCATTATTTATATATAACTGATAAAATAAATAAATTGATAATCTTAATTTAAAGAACCTAGAAACAATATAGAATACACGTTAAATACCTATAAATATAATGGATGATGAATGGGAACGATTTATGTGTGATAGTTCAAATGAACAATTCGGTAACGATATTATCCATAAGTCTGAACAAAGATTACATACTAATGATAACATAAGTGATGGCGATATAGAAGAATCTACTACATTGAATAATATAATGACCCGTCAGATAAATAATCAGGATGAAACCATTGATGACGTAAAATGTCCAGAATCTACTAAACTATACATATCTACCAAGTCTATTATCAGTTATTTAAATAGTGAAATTAACTTGATGGACGTATTTTGGAACATACCCATTCTATCTTATTCAAGTTTTTCAGAAGGGGTTATCAAAAAACAGATGAAATTTAATTCTACTAGTCAAGATGAATTAGATATCATCCAAGAACACCTAAAAGAAGTGACATATTATACTGAAAATATTATATCGAGTATTAACAATCCTACTGGTCGAATCAAGTTCAAAGACATCAGAAAAATTAGTGTTGGTATCGCTACAAAAGATATTATGAGTTATCGTCTAAAGGAAAAAGGTGCGTTTTATAACTGTTTTGTCATGATAATACGTATCAATGTAAATAATATATACAAAGAGTTTCATGCCAAAATATTTAATACAGGAAAAGTAGAAATACCTGGGATACAAGACAATGATACTCATAGAGTACTATTGAATAAAATAGTTACAATCCTAAAACCATATACAAACAATGAATTAGATTTTCATGATAAACATCAAACCATATTGGTTAATTCGAACTTCAATTGTGGGTTTTGTATTATGAGGGAAAAATTGTATGATATTTTATTAGCAAAATATAATTTACAATGTATATATGACCCCTGTTCATATCCAGGAATACAATGTAAGTTCTATTACAATAATCAATTACCAGAAACTGAACAAACCGGTAAGGTTCCAAAAGATTCTAAAAATGACAATATAGTAAAAGTATCTTTTATGGTATTCAGAACAGGTAGCATTTTAATCGTAGGTATGTGCAATGATGATATTCTCAATATAGTTTATAATTTTATAAAACAAATATTAGTTCAAGAGTTTCATTATATAAAACAATATGTTCAAGGTCAACTCAAAAATGAAATTGGACCAAAGGTAAAGAAGATCAAAACACGTAGAAAAATAATTTATATTCAGTGTTAGTTGATTTAGATGGATAGGCGTAGGAGTATTTACACGTCAAATAAATATGTTATTAATTCTTGTGAATCATGGGTATTTACAAGTTCATAAAAATCCTCCGTTTTATTTAGTTTATACTTAACACCTGATACTTGTGGTGAGTTTTTATCCATATTATTTACTTCATGTAAGAAACTAATAATTTTCATTTTGTATATATCAATATTGTAATCTATTTTCTTACTATTACTATTTTTTTCAGAATGTAATTCTAGTGTATCGTTAAGGATATCAATATATTCTTCAATTATTTCTAGATGTCGGTCATCTATACAATTCATGACTTCTTTTATAGTATGTGTCATACGTTTATAAAAATATTCCATTTTACAATTTTCTTTTATAATATGATACATGTTGTAATTAAGGATTTTTTTTACGATTTCACTGTATTTCTTTAACTTATCTACTTTTTCAATACAACTCCGAGAGATAATTGTATTTTTTCTAATTTCATTGTTGATTTCATATATTGTTTTCCTATATACAAACTGAACTGCGTCTTGGCTAGTCAAATTCAAGTAGACATGTTCCTTCCCTGATATTTGATTTAAGAACTCTACGTAAAAACATACAGACTTTTGAGCATGATAATAACACATATCAATGTTCTGAGTATAATACAAAATAAATGTGAACACATGCGATATTGTCTCGTAACCACGTATAATGTAAAACATATAATTATCTTGCTTTGTAAGAAAATCATTTTCAAAAATAAATGCTAAATATTCTAGAAATAATGTATTAAAAATAGAATAAAGTCCCGCCATTTCTACATCAATATTTGTCTTATAATTAGTTAAATTATTTATAGAAAAGTGTGAATCGATGTCAGTATTATTCATAATAAACCATCATATAAATATTTTTAACTCGGAACTATTTAAAGAGATTATTCAGTATTATTACATATAAAATGTCTGCCATGACCGAAAGTGTTGAAACATCCAAATATAGATTGCCTTGTGATAAAACATTACAACACGCATCAAAGTTAGCGGTTGTCGAGGATAAACCGATATTGATGGACTACTGGTCTCAATCTCTTGATAAGAAAGTGCTTGTAGGTGTTCGTGAAAATGGTGAAAAGTTGTTGGTGAAAAGCGAAGATGAATATACCAGTCCTATTTCCAAGTTTTATGAAAGCAATACTGAGTATATTGTCATTACTGAAAACTCGATTTATATTGTTTCTTCTGATATACCTAAGCGTAGAATATCTTAATAACGTAATTTCTTTTTTTACAAATATAATTAATATATTTGTAAAAAAATATTTGAATGGAATGGTAAAACAAACAAAATAAAAAACATAATTTTGACAAAGACAATTGAATACTAATGAAAATCAGTAAAATGTTATATATTTTGAAAATAAAATATATAATATGATATAAGCCTCCTGCGAGAATTGAACTCGCGACCACTACCTTACAAGGGTAGCGCTCTACCACTGAGCTAAAAAGGCATTATGTATCTTTATATACACAATATATAAACAGTATAATTCTTTAAGTTGTTTTTTTTATAAAATGGATTTTAGTTTTTCAATTTGTTCAATGTCTAAAGAATCTGGAAACTTAACGCGAAACCATACTATCAAATTTCCTGTATGACCTTCTCGTGTTAATCCCATTTTAGATATATTCTTTTTATATTCAGGAGGAGTTATGTTTCCGGAATTATTATTAATGGAGTAATGTTTCCCGTTTAAATGAGTAAACTCAAACTTAAATCCACACAAGGAATCCTTGAGAGAAATTGTATAATCCATAATCAGGTTCAACCCATCTCGTGTAAAAATGCTATTATTGGTTACTTTCACAAATACCTTCACATCACCTATTATATGGTCATTTAATTGATTTCCTTTTTCAGATAATATTATCATTTCGTTATCATCCATACCTTGAATAATATCTACATAATACGTTACTTTTTCATATATCTTATTACCATTCTCTATAACCCACCGTTCTACCTCTAATGGTATTTTTACTCCTGTAAAAACTTGTTCTATTGTTACTATTATATTTTTTACGATAGGAGATGGTTTGGTGCTAGAACCTTTCATATTAATAGGTACACCATTTCGGAATACTTGAAATGTTCCATTATTTCCACCGCCACCTCCAATCCCACCTCCAAATAAAAGATCATTGAACAATGAATCTAATTGTTCAAATGGAACATTCATACCATTCATGCCATTCATGCCATTCATACCCATTGATGACATAAACGGATTATTTTTACTCATGTCATATATTTTTTTTTTAGTTTCATCTCCTAACGTTTCGTATGCTTCTCCTATACATTGGAACTTTCTGGTAGATTCCACATCGTTGTTAGTCTTGTCTGGATGATATTTTAATGATAACTTTCTATACGCCTTTTTGATTTCATCTGTATTCGCATCATTGGATACCCCTAATGTGTTATAATAATCATCTTTTGTATCATTCATCTAGTATTTTACAATGATAATCTTATTATTATTATTATTATTATAAAATATAAAGTTTTACTTAAATATTTGTTCCTAATATATGATATATCAGATATCACTTTTTTGTTGATTATTGAGTATGAATTATACATTGTTTATAAACAAATACCAACCCAAGTATCTAAAAGATTTCCATATGAAGGATAGCTTGTTTACAACTCTTCATACTTTCATAAATCTAAATCATTTGAATCTTATTTTAATTGGACCACATGGTTCCGGTAAAACATCTATGATTCAAAGTATTGTTAAAGAATACTATATTCAATACTCTGAAAAGGATTATACTTCAAACATTTTACATATTACTAGCTTAAATAATTTAGGAATTGAATATTTTCGCAACGATGTTAAAGTATTTTGTCAAACAAAATCTATCATCCCGGATAAAAAGAAAATTGTCATTTTAGATGATATTGATTGTATTAATGAACAAAATCAACAAGTTATCAGGAACCTAATGGACAAATATTCCAATAATGTTCATTTTTTTGCGTCGTGTTCCAACATTTATAAAATAATAGATAACTTACAATCCCGATTCACCTTAATTAATATACCTCATATTAGTCATCAGGTTACTGCCCACCTATTAAATCATATTATAGAAAATGAAAAGATAATTATGAACGAAGATGCCATAGAGTTTTTGTTAAATATATGTAATCGTAATATAAAAGTTCTGATTAGTTACTTAGAAAAATATAAATTACTGAATATGCCTATTGATATTAAAACATGTAAACAATTGTGTACCACTATTAGTTTTGATATTATGGAAGAATATACATTAGCTATCAAACAAAATGACCTGAAAAAAGCCGTTCAACTTATTTATGATATCTATCATATGGGCTATTCTGTTGTGGATATTTTAGATAATTACTTTCAATATATAAAAATCACTCAAACACTTTCTGACAAAGAAAAATACGATATTATACCTTATCTATGTAAATATATCAAAATATTTAATGAAACCCACGAGGATTGTATTGAACTATCTTTATTCACAAATAATTTAATCAATAGGTTACACGTGTAATATACCCCATTTTTTTTTCATAGGATATAATATAGATTGTAGATTATATCCTATCATATTTATTTGTTTACATTCATGAAAAATCAAACGTTCAAAACGAATGTCGACAAACAACTATTTTTTGATTTTCTCGAAAAAATATGTATCAAAACAGATACATATTATCAATACGATATGAATGCTCATAAAAAGGGAAATTATGATTCTATTTTGAATGCCTTTAAAGAATCTATACGTTCGTGTTATTACATGGCGAAACGTAAATATGTAGATAGAGAAAATACGTATAATAATATAGCAACTATTATACGTCAAATATGTAAAAGTAATAATATTACTTGTTCAACTCAAATAAAGTATGACCGTTCCATATATACCATATTTTACTTCATTTATTTTTCCAATGAAAATGATGAGACATAATTACCTATTTAGTTTACCTTGGGTGGACTTTTTTTTCCTATTAGATTGTTACCTAAATAATTCGGTTTTAGACCCCAAACGGGAGCATCGGATGGAACACGCCAATATTTAATCCAATTTTTAGATTTTTTATCCGTCTCGTCATCCATACCTTCTATCAATCCACCATCTTGCGCATCAGGACTATTCGCTAATAATATATATTTACCAATTATGACATTAGATTCTAATACCTGCTTTTGTGAAAGACGCGCAAACCATTGATAATGTCTTCTCGATAAGATTTCATTGGCTGGGATATAAATACCATACAAATTAGACGTAAACTCTATATAATCATTGCTTAATAAATTATCTACTAACACTGGAGTATCATCTTCTGTTTTTATACCAATCATTTTTCCATTCACCATATTAATTTGGTTTTCCTTTATTCCGTGGTCACACCAACGATTGAATTGTCCTAAAAACTCCATTTCTGCCGTATAATCTTGTGAAATCGATTGCTCCATAAACTCGATAAACCGTTTCATTATTTCTGTATCTTTGTTTGAACCCATAAAGTTGATATCTGGATAATATAAATTATCAACTGATGTACTGTTACGGTCGATATTCTCACAAACAAACATCTTATTGTTTTGAGTATTTCCCTCGAATAACGGATACAAATCACGCATACATAAAAAGGATGGCGGGACTATCATACCGCCATATAGATGAACCAACTTGGCTAATCCGAGATGTCTAATGTACTTTGTAATAGGTTTGGAAATACTGCTCATATCTATTGACCATCCAGGTAGAAGCATATCAAAAGAACTATCGTCTATAATACAAATTCGAAATGAGTTGTCGCATTGTTTGAGTATACTATCTACTGTTAAATACAAATAAGGCTGATTTAACTCTAAAGAACTACGAGAACCAAAACTCTGCCAGTTGCGCGCGTTATATTCATACTGGATAGGAATCCACATAATAGGTTTCTTAGACTCAGAGAGAGAAGACGGATCCCACATTAGATAATCTTGAATTGCCTTTTTATTATCTATTCCTTCTTCTCTAGCCAGCTTTTCCTGATATCTATTATAAAATATACCAATGATCATCAATACTACAAATAATATCATTATCTTCCAGTTTTTATCAATTATTTTCTGTATGTCCATGGAGAATATATATATATTTATAGATATTTATTTTTGTATGTATTTGATTTTCTATTTGAGAAAAACATATACTATATCTAGATTTATTTCATCATTTTACTTAGGGTTGGTTTATGGCTTATTTTCTAATAATCTCATTTGTCTCCAAAAATCCTCTTCACGCTTCGTCGATTCTTCCATCTCTTTTGCGAGCTGATATGCTCTTTTTGTTCCCTTATCTTCTTCTGATTTTTCGCGATTACTTAAATAATCCATCGCCTGTTGTTCAGATAACGGTTTGGTGTCCTGATTATTACGGTAACTCATTATTTCATTCATATTTCTAAACTTTTGAGTATTATTAAAATCCTCTTCGGTAACCGGGATGACTGACTCGCAATGTGCTTTCTGTAAATCTTGATAGGGTAGAGAAGAATACAAATCTGAATCAAAACTTTGAGGTGAATCTGTTGATAATTCAGATGAAGTTACGGATGTATGTGTATTAAAATCTTGGATATCATTATGAAGTACCATAGCACGAGCTTGTGATTTTTTTTTATCAAATACTTCTTTCATTCCAGCCATTGTAGAAACACTTTCTGTTTCAATGTCTTGGTCTGATTTTAACCAGTCACCATACCCTGTATCGATGTTATCGTTGTGTTGTTTACTTTTTTCAAACTGATCATTGAACCATTTGTTAAAATCTGTATTTTTTTTTTTGATTTTATCATTTTTATCGAAAAACCCATCTAGTATAGTTGTTTTATGTTCATCTGTTAATATTTCGTAATCCGTATTTTTACTAGCCAGGTCTGATGTGGTATCTCCTTTTTTCTTGAACTCCCATAACGAAATTAACATCTTGAATGCCTTTATATAAAAACGAAAATAGTCAGCTGGAAGACCCGACTTATCTGGATGTGTCATTAATACCATTTTTTTTGAACGTTTGATATCTTCTTCAGTAAAGTTTGTTGGTATCTTGAATAAATGTAAAATATCCTCAAGATTATAATTGTTGAGGTCTAAATCTATTTTATTCTCGCTCATATACTACATTTGTAGTCTTATTTCTTTATCTCATTTCAACCTCATAATATATATCTATCTATTATAAGAGTTGCTCAGCAAAATTTAAAGCAGCTAGATGATTACCACATCGTTTGAAAAAGGCATCTAATTCTACTGGGTCAGAGCCTGAGACAGAATCATCAGGTATGAAAGTATGATTCCCTTTTTTGTATAGCAATATAGCCGGAATTCCGTTAACCATTTTCTGTTTCTTCAAGTAAGCATATAAATCAAAGCTATCATCGATATCAATATCGGCACATAGAACGTTTTTTGGTGCCGAACCAAAAAATGCTTGAACTATATGCTCAATTTTCTTGCAAGGACCACACCATTCTGCGCCTAATTTCATGATGACTAATCCGGGATTAACCTTAAGTATTTTAATAAACTCGTTGCGATCAGAAAACCCAGAAATTATTTGTTTTGAAGACATTGAAACAAAATATATATACTATTTATATTTTTGATTCTATATGATTTTTGGAGTAATTCAATATATCAGATGATTTTCTATTCTACTAACTTCTTGTCGATCAGTGTCTCATGCGCTATTTTGCGAATCATTTTCTTGTATAGCCTCTCATTCTCTTCATCTGAACCACCACCCATGCTTTCATTTGTGATGCGCAAACACTCCGCTTCCTCTTTGCTATCATAGACCAGCCATCCAGGATGCGCTTCCCTCCAATCCAATAATCGTTTCACATTCTTGTGAGAAATAAGTTTCAACACACGTTTCATTTGATACTTTCTCTCGTCGTCTTTCTCCCAAATATCATTTTCCTTGATGTACATTATCTCCCGCTTGAGATCACTACAATGAATCGGGCGTTCATACACATCCATATCTTTGAGCGCATTGATGATAATTCTACTGATTCCGTCTGCGTATCCTAGGCGTCCAACATTGCTCACATCCTCCAGACTAACCTCAATATTATTCAGGAAGTCGCTAAGATTCATCGCATCTTTGCATTGTTCATTCAAGAATATGTTCATATTGAAACGATTGTTGATAGTATTGTTGCTATTGTGATTGATTACTTTAGTTTCATTGGCTAATTCAAAAAGTTGTTTATTGATTTGAACTTGTTCAAACTGATTCTTTTCTTGTTTGTCTACTAGTATGTTTTGTAAATCTTGGTTTTTTTTCATCATTTCTGTAAACATAGAAAAGACATCTTTTTTTGTAAAATCACTATCTTCGTCATCATGTATTACAATATCCTGACATTTATTATTAGTATGTTTCCATAATCCAGATTTACTCGCAAATATACGATTACATTTCTCACATTTTGGGGTTTTTTGGGTTTCCATATTTATGGAATTTAGTTCCTTAAGGTGTTTACGTGTCAATAAATGTCTAGTATAATCCTTCTTATTACACGTTAAGAACTGGCATTTTTGACAAGAAAATCTTTTGGGGTTTTTTGGGGTTTTTTTTAGTTCCATTTCTATATATATTGGAACTAAAAAAAACCCCTAAATACTTTTTATTAAAAATCAATTATTTTCCTTATGCTCTCATTTCAAAAATCCAAAAACGGAATTGTGAGCATTATGCTCTGAACCCTTTTTTCACTTTTTTCTTTACGCAAAAGTAAATTGGGAAATAGAAAATGGACATTTTAAAATGTCCATTTTTGATTTGCTGAAAATACTTTGCCCAAAACATTTTTTTTGCATTTTTACTATAACGGATTTCGGATATATCTATTCTACTAAGTTCTTGTCGATAAGTGTCTCGTGTGCTATTTTGCGAATCATTTTCTTGTATAGCCTCTCATTCTCTTCATCTGACCCACCACCCATACTTTCATTTGTGATGCGCAAACACTCCGCTTCCTCTTTGCTATCATAGACGAGCCATCCTGGATGCGCTTCCCTCCAATCCAATAATCGTTTCACATTCTTGTGAGAGATAAGTTTCAACACACGTTTCATTTGATATTTTCGCTCATCGTCTTTTTCCCAAATATCATTATCCTTGATGTACATTATCTCCCGCTTGATATCGCTACAATGAATCGGGCGTTCGTATACATCCATATCTTTGAGCGCATTGATGATAATTCTACTGATTCCGTCTGCGTATCCTAGGCGTCCAACATTGCTCACATCCTCCAGACTAACCTCAATATTATTCAGGAAGTCGCTAAGATTCATCGCATCTTTGCATTGTTCATTCAAGAAGAAGTTCATGTTGAAACGATTATTTATTGTGTTATGACTATTTGTATTGTTATGAATAACCTTATTTGTTTCTTGAGCTAATTCTAAGAGTTGTTTTTGTGTTTCTTGTTGAAATTGTTTTAGTTCTTCTTGATGTTGTTGTTTTTGTTGTTTTAGAGCTTCTTGTTGTTGTTTTAGTTCTTCTTGTTGTTGTTTTAGTTCTTCTTGATGTTGTTGTTCATGTTTTTGTTGTTGAATAATCAATAAGTCTTGTAATTCTTTATTTTGGTTCATCATATCAGAAAACATAGACAGAATATTCGTGCTATCTTGTAATGATTGATGTGTGTGTTCTTCTTCAGTAATATTCATATCCGTATTCGTATCCATTACACATTTAAGTTTATGTCTCGATAATCCAGATTGATATTTGTACATATTACCACAATGACATGTAAATATATCAACAGATTCTTTATTCTCATGTGGTGCGTATTCGTTATCATTCGTTATCATTTTATGTTTACGTGTCAATAAATGTCGTGTATATTCACTATTTTTACAGCATTCAAAAGAACAATTATTACAATAAAATAATTTGGCGTTTTTTGGCGTTTTTTTCATTATCATTTTTGTCTATATAATGATAACAAAAAAATCCCCTAAATACTTTTTAATAAATTTCATTTTTTCCCTTATGCTCTCATTTCAAAAATCCAAAAACGGAATTGTGAGCATTATGCTCTGAACCCTTTTTTTCACTTTTTTCTTTACGCAAAAGTAAATTGGGAAATAGAAAATGGACATTTTAAAATGTCCATTTTTGATTTGCTGAAAATACTTTGCCGAAAACCTTTTTTTTGTATTTTTACTATATCGGATTTTGTTTTTTTTTGGGTTTCCATATTTATGTCTAGAATAATCGTTATTATTACACGTTAATAACTGGTATTTTTTTATTGGCATTTTTTTATTAGCATTTATTAGCATTTTATGTGTTCGGGTCAATAAATGAATATTAGAATTGCTCATTTTACACGTATTAAAGGTACATTTTTCACAATAATATTATTTTGGCTGTTTTTTGCTGTTTTTTATTAGCATTTATTAGCATTTTATGTGTTCGGGTCAATAAATGAATATTAGAATTGCTCATTTTACACGTATTAAAGGTACATGTTTCACAATAATATTATTTTGGCTGTTTTTTGCTGTTTTTTATTAGCATTTAATGCTAATAAAAAAATGCCTAAATACTTTTTATTAAAATTCAATTATTTTCCTTATGCTCTCATTTCAAAAATCCAAAAGTGGAAATAAGAGCATTATGATCTGAACCCTTTTTTTCACTTTTTCTTTACGCAAAAGTGAATTGGGAAATAGAAAATGGACATTTTAAAATGTCCATTTTTGATTTGCTGAAAATACTTTGCCCAAAACATTTTTTTTGTAAAAAATCAAATAAATGTAATAATATATTTTTTGATACGTAGGATGTAGACAATAATAATAATTAACGATAACATCATTAGTAATGAAATAGCAAAACTACATATGATAGCAAACGAAATAAATATATTTTTACTAGTTACAAAAAATACGAGCATACAATGCTTATTCATGTAAAAGAGAACAGTTATATTCTCTTTTATCCTACAATATTTCGAACAGTAGATACCTAGATGTCTTGGTACATAACAAGATATTGTACCTTCACAATGAGTACACTTTTCAAACGGAACAAACTCGTAAATATATCGTCTGATGTCAATTGGTAACATTGAAATATATGTATTATTCATTTACACCTTTGAAACTAACAAGATAAAAAAAAACGGATACTTTATTTTTTTGACATTATTTTATGTACATATTTCTCCAACTCATTAATATCTAGTTCCGGAAGTTGAATATGACATTCCCAGAAATAACGACAATATGACCATACAAACTCGCAATCTGACGGATATTTATCTTGATGATCAATCATGAGATTGTCATATAATTTTTTAGGTAGTAAATCTAAACTACTTCTTGGCAATACATATGATAATTGTACTAATGGGTGAACTGACAAGAGACTATTTTCTTTAACAAACTCGGTATCAAAAAACGGCATATATTTAATTAGGTCTTGAAACAATGGTGGATAATTATACTGATAACACCATCGCCAGTCAACACAACCTGTAGTATAATATTTCATAGTCCATTCTAAACCTTGCATATAGTTGAGACATATCTGTTTGGTCCTCATATCATCAATATCTATATTAAACAATGATTTGTAATATCTCTCTCTCCATCCTTCTTTGAATGGATTAATAAACTTTTCATTTTTGCGCTCATATGTGGGAATCGCATCAAATTTTACTATTTTTTGTTGCGGGGTTTCTGTAGGAAAAAAATAGTGTTGTCGTTTATCTCTCAGTTTGGTTTCAGTTTGAATAAACTGTTCTTCATTTTCTGCCATAAATGATACAATTTTACGAAGATTTTTCCAGTATATTTTAGTTCCATCCGTTAGATTTTCATTCAACTTTCCAACAGTATGCTTGTAAGCATTTAATAATTTATCAATACCGCCTGTCCTAATATTAGCAGCAGGAAAGTGAGGAAGAAAATCGTTTCCTAAAAAAAAACATAAGAATATATAATCATAAATACGATTATTGTGTTGTATAGTTGTCATTTTACTTCCGTTGTTCATATCTGTTGTAATAATGGAAGCGAGTTCAGGGATATCTAATAAATAATTTTCATTCGGTTCCAGATTCTTGTCAATCGACTTGATAAACTCTGGTGTTTCACGAAATAGATATATATGTTTTGAAATAGGTAAATGGTTAATGGACAACATAATTAAATCCGCATCTAACCCATATATAATGGTGGTTTCATTTTTATGTTGTGTAGGATGGTCACGAATGTATTGAAATATTTTATGTTCCCCTTCTCCAGGTTCATTTGAACCACTGATGATAATTTCCCCGATATTAGATTGATGGTTTTTAAAATATGTGTTCATTGAAATATTTAATTCATTCATAAAATTAGTTCCTGGTGTAATAGCGGTAGTGTCCCATGACTTCTGATTTTTATCAAACACCTTTTCATTGACTTGTTTCAGATAATTAGATCTGAATCTTCTGGTTCTCTGTTGTTCTAATTTTGCTACAGGGGCTACCCCATCAAATGCTAAGATTACTTTATTATTCGGGTTTATAATAGTAATATATTCTTCTATTTTTCCTATAACCTTGGATATAATTTGTTCAGTAGATGGATTGGAGTCGTCGATTGTATGGATGACATCATAGATAATGGAATTACAATCCATATAAAGGTTATTAATATTAAGTTTAGAATGAATTATTTTTTTTATGATTTCAGGGTGATTTTTTACGATGTATGAAAAATAACTAGGGATTCCCATGGTGTATAGTGTAGTTTGCGAATATTATTATATATGTATATATGCGAAACTATTTATACCATTTCTAAAATAATTAACGATATGGTAAAACCTGATATAAATAATATTTACATATATCAGCAACATGATGTTGAACATAACGGAAAACAATCACAATATAGATATTGTGGTGAAAATGACAAAGAATAAGATTGTTTTTTATAGAGATGTATTACAAAAGACATATATTCACATTGTAAAAAACCATACTTTAGAAATAGTCGGAAGTATGGACATTAAACGATGTGTAAATCTTATGGAAAAAATATCAGAAAAGATAGATTATTTATATGTAGAAACCGAAAAAGGGGTCATAGCAGTGGATAATATCGTTTCTGATTTACAAAATATAAATAACGATATGTCAAATTTATTAAAAACATATGGAACAAGTTCTTTGGAAGACTTGTTATGTATATGTTTTGGGTCATCTAATCTTTACCTAGATAAAGAAGAGGAATATAAATATGAAGTACTTAAAAAATATTTCCACCCGACTAGTTATAAAACTAATTGTAAAACAACCAGTAGTTCTACCGGTGATGATAAAAATCAAGATAATTTAGAATGTGTTGATATTTTGAATGAGTGTAAAGTGTTCCATATGAAGATTCATGGCATGAAGTTATATTTCCATCATAGAGGATTGAATAAACATATATACGTATACGGAATAGTAGATGATATATTAATAGATTTTTTGAATGAAACATATGTAAATACACTGAAGTTAAAAATAACTAAAAATATTCCATCCGATAATAGTTTATTTTATGGAGGATTATTTGATAGATTTGTGAAGTCCCGTATTTTAAAAGATTATTTAATTTATAATTTTGAGGGTTTTTATAAATTATTTATAGGATATAACAGTGATACTAAATTAATGTTGTCAAAAACATTATCATGTATAACAAAAGATTTTTTATCTCAAAATATTTTTTTCAAACGAAAATCCTTGATACAATTGCTGGCAAGTTCAGATAATCCTGAAAGTAAATATATGTGTTATTTACTTTACGATTTATTATCGAATGATACTGAGAACAAAATAGATACAGAAGAACAAATGTTATTATTGAACAGTTTTTCCCACAATATTCGGTCTTATTTTAATGAGGCAATGAAAGAAACGATACAATATACAAATGAATTATCGACATATGATACAAACAAGATACCATTGGAACAACAGATATGTTTGATGAAGTCTGACGATATTGTCAAAGAAAAAGCAATGGTAAAACTAAAAGAAGTGAAAGCAAAGTCAGAAGATTCTGGTTCCAAAGCTAGACAATTTCTAGAAGGTTTATTGAAAATCCCATTTGGTGTATTAAAAAAAGAACCTATAATGGAGTTAATGAAAACAAATAGTAATGATTTACAAGATGTAATCAACCATATGACAAATAGTAAAGTATCGTCTGCGTTTGAACAAAAAGAAAGATATACCAGTTTGGAAATAGTAAAAACCTCTAATGAAATTAAAAAACTTATATTAACAAATACTCATGATGCGAATGATTATGAAAATATTAGCGTTCATATGTTTTCAGGAAAAAAACCTGATATAATCAATAATATAAAACATTTGAATGAATTTATGAAAAAATACAATAATAATAGTTCGGAATTAATAGATGTTCAAAATCAATCAAAATCAATCAAATATTATAAAACATCATTCAATAAAAATATGGAAATATACAAAAGTGACATTGAATTGTTAAAAAAATATAATGCAACCTTTGAACAAAATAAATATTTGAGTTATTATCTAAAAATAGAAACTATTTTTGAAAGAATGAACAAAATATCAAAATATATGAGTAATGTAAAAGATATTTTAGACCAGTCTGTTCATGGACACGTCAAAGCAAAAATACAAATAGAGCGAATTATTGGTCAATGGATTAACGGAAAACAGACTGGATATTGTTTTGGATTTGAAGGACCTCCAGGAACAGGTAAAACATCGTTGGCAAAATATGGATTATCGAAATGTTTAATCGATGATAACGGAGCAAGTCGTCCATTCTCAATGATAGCCATAGGAGGTGATGCGAATGGAAGTACATTGCACGGACATAATTATACATATGTAGGGTCATCGTGGGGGTCAATTGTTCAAATACTGATGGATAATAAATGTATGAACCCGATTATATTTATTGATGAATTGGATAAAATATCGAAAACAGAAAATGGGAGAGAAATTATAGGGATACTTACTCATTTACTTGACCCTACACAAAATGACAGTTTCCAAGATAAGTATTTTAATGGAATTAATCTGGATTTATCAAATGTTCTCTTTGTATTATCATATAATGATGCAGAGCTGATAGATAGAATATTATTGGACCGTATCCATCGTATCCAGTTCAGTAATTTGTCGTTGAGTGAAAAAATAGTTATTGTTCGAAAACATTTGTTACCTGATATATATGATAAAATGGGGTTAACAGATATGATATTATTTGAAGATGATGTAATACAATTTATTATAGAAAATTATACTTTAGAGCCCGGTGTAAGAAAATTAAAGGAAAAATTATTTGACATAATAGGGGAAATTAACTTGAATATTTTGAAATCAGATATATCTGCATATGATTATCCAATAAGTGTAACTATTGAAGATATAAAGACAAAATATTTCAAGGATAAGCAAGAAATACGAATTAAAAAAATAAATGGAAATGACCGTATAGGACACGCAAATGGTATGTGGGCGAACGCAGTAGGACAAGGAGGAACCTTACCCATTGAAGCGTCATTTTATCCTTGTGATAAATATTTACATTTGAAATTAACCGGAATGCAAGGCGACGTGATGCAAGAATCAATGAATGTAGCATTAACAATTGCTTACAATATGACGAATGAAAAACGTAGAAAAGAAATTATGAAAAAGTATGATTCGGAACATAAATGGGGGATTCATTTACATACGCCTGCAGCAAGTGATCCAAAAAACGGACCTAGTGCTGGCTCATGTATAACTACAACAATATATAGTTTACTGAATAATAAGAAAATCAAACACGATTTCGCACTTACTGGTGAAATAATGTTAGATGGTTCAATAACAGAGATAGGAGGATTGGATTTAAAAATACTAGGGTCTATTAAATCAGGTGTAAAGAATTTTATTTATCCTCAAGAAAATGAGAAAGATGCGGAAGAGTTACGAAATAAATACAAGAATGAAGACATTTTAAAAGATATTCAGTTTTATCCAGTATCACGAATCGAAGAAGTATTTGAAATAATTTTCGAGTAAAACATATTACATAATAATAAAATATTTGTTATTATATAATGGATTTAGTTAAAGACAAAAACAATCAAGGCAATCAAAACAATGTAAATAAGTTATTAGATATTCTGGGTGATGTATCAAAAAAATCTGGATTAATGAGTAAAAATACCTTTGATGTCGTAATGCTATCATTACCATTAATCACCGCGTTTTGTATTTTCATGGTATCTATATTCTCACAAACAGCTACCGGATTCATTTATTTGTTAGGGTTTTTAATAGTAATATTGATTCGATGGGCATTTACTTTAATGCTAGGTAGTAAATCTCAAACCACTTATAATTATTGTGATTTAGGTGGTCTCAGCTTTAATAGCACGTATAGCTTATATACAATGACGTTTACATTGTTCTACTTATTATTCCCAATGATAATGTATAGTAATGTGAACTGGGTATTAATAGGAATGCTATTATTTATCATTGTTATAGATATATTATATCGTCATAGTAAACAGTGTTATAAAGCACTCGAATGGAGTTCGATGGTTTCTAATCTATTTGGAGGCATTTTGTTTGGAATATGTATTCCCATTATCTTGATAGCAATAGGTAAGCCACAATGGTTATTTTTCAACGAATTGTCATCAAACAAAGATGTTTGTTATATGCCCAAAAAAACGCAATTTAAGTGTTCTGTTTATAAAAATGGGGAACTAATCAGTTCATCTACTTCGTAAAACAATGATGATTTTGTTGTATCCATTTTTTTAATTGACCTAAAACCATTTGTCTTTGAAATGTTTCCCCCAACAATTTCATATTTCCTTTTGTATGATAAACCGATACAAAGCTATTGTACGCATTTATCAAATTAATATGTTTATAAACACTCAGTTGTTCTTTTTTGAATACTTCCTTATTTTTTCGTTTGTTTACAATGTTGTGAAATATATGTATTAGATTCATCAAATCTTCACGATGTCTAATACCATTCACATTGACATTGCCCCAAAATTGTGAGGCATGTTGAGAACATTCCGGACAGGGCAACACTTTACATATACGAATTATAAAAGTAATCATTTGACGACCTTCGATATTGAAATGTTCATCTTTAATTTTTTCAGCTAAAGTATGTAGAAAACACCATACACGAGGCCCCCATTTATTTGGAGACATTATTATATTAATAAGATAAAAATATAAAGATTTAAATGAATATATGTGTAAATGAATGAATATTTAATAGAAGGAAATATCGATTTTTATAAAGAATTAAATGACGATTGTGAAACGGTGTTTTTAGATAATTTATGTTTGATTACGAACGATAAATTAGACAATGAACATGTAGAATTAGAATGTGGACACAAGTTTAATTATGACGCAATCTATAACGATGTGTATAATCATAAAATGAAATATAATAAAATGGAAAGATATCCTTTACGTAGCAACGAAATACGTTGTCCGTATTGTAGAAATATTCAAAAAAAACTGTTACCTACAATGGTTGATAAACCTAATATTCATGGTATTAATTATTTCAATCAAGAAGCTGAAATGATGTCTGCTATGTTTTATAATCCGAAATATAAATATGTTTCCGGATGTTGTTTCTATGTAACTGGAGTAGATGACACCAATGCGACTGAAAATATATATTGTAATGACACTCATGTAAAATATTTCCAAAAAAATCACAAATATTATTGTAAAACTCATAGTAAAATGATGAGAAAGAAGATTAAAGATGAAGAAAATATGAAGTTATTAGAACAGAATAATTTAGAAAATGTAATTATTAATATCGCATCGGATGCGAACGATAATGTAGAGAATGTAGAGAACGGCGAATTAGAATCATGTAATAGTATATTGAAAACTGGTAAAAATAAAGGTAAATGTTGTGGAAATACATTATTTATGAATACTACAATGTGCAAAAGACACTATAATCTTTCAATAGTGTAAAAATACAAAACGAATAAGTATATAAAAATAAAATGTTTAATAGTTGTATATGGAGACAAAAGAGGAATTAGTAACAAATATAAAGGAATGGATACAAATAGACAATGAGATCGCAATGTTACAAAATGAAATAAAGGAACGACGGAATAAGAAAAAAAATCTGACTCAAGGTTTAATGAATGTAATGAAGACCAATGAAATAGATTGTTTTGATATAAATGGTGGAGCTTTGATATATAAAAAACATAAAGTAAAAAAGGCATTGAATGGTAAATCATTAATGAATATTCTCCAGAGTTATTTTGAAGACACACCTAATAAAGCCCAAGAAGTAACCAAGTTTGTTATGGAAAATAGAACAGAAGAAGTAAAGGAGAGTATACGACGTAAAGTGGATAAATAATGTGGATAAATAATGTAGATAAATGATATAAATATATATTTAAATGATAAATATATATTGCCATAGATGGAAGTGTTAGACGATGATGATTATTATAAACAGTGTGAGGAACAATTAAATCACGATTATGTTGAATTACGCGATTCGTTAAATAAAATGATTTATGAAGATAAAGAAAACTTGTTTGAGTTAGTTAAAAGTGAAAATGTGAATAAAGAAGTAGACCAAATAGTTATAAATGATAATGAAATAACATCTTTAGAATGTGAACAAAATACAATAATATACAAAGGGGTCAATAATCTATTTCAAGATTTAAATTATCATTTAAATAATAATATATCTACAGACGATACTCTCAGTGAAAAAACAATACATGTATGCGGATATCAAATAAATACACAAACAAATACTCCCTTCTTACAATATTTGATGTTTAAATACGATGAAAATCATGATAAGACCCCCAATAAAGTTTGTTTCCCTAGATTTTCATTTCTTCCAGGTAGTAACATTGATATTTATAGATTAACCACAATCATTTTAGATATGATGTTTAAATGTTATAAGAAGAGTAGTCGATATATATACAAAGGATTTCAACATATTAATAATGAGTATTATGTATTTTTTGATTGTAGTGAATCTAGCATAGAAAGTCATTTGTTAACTAAACGAAACGACTTATGGTTAGTCACAATAGATGAAATGGTAAACCAAAAACAAGTATGTGGATTTGATATTGATAACGGAAACATAGATTTTTTCCTCAAGAACGAGGAATTTGTTTATTTACACGAAGACGATAATACACGGTATGAAGTACCAATGGTAGGCTATATAGGATGTAAACGTGACAAGATGGAGTTTATTTCTATATTTGGCAATCCATTGAATAATGAGGGAATATTAACTAATGGGTCTTATTATTATTTTACAGATTATAAATATTCTATAGACATGTTTAGTGATAATAATATTAATAATAGACAAAATGGAATTGTGCGATTTGCTATATTTTTGAAAACTCATTATATATCATTATTAGATGAATCGTTAGAGAAAAGAAAAGAATTATTGAATGGTTCATATGATAGTATGTTTATATCAAATAATGGTATACCCTACTGGATCATCAAAGACTATGATTCTCAAATACCATTATCGTATCATAAGATAGATAGTTCATTTACAGAGAACTCCGAATCTCGCCGAATGTATATCGAATAAAATAACTTATGTTTACATCTTTGAGAAATAAATATAAGTATAGTATAATTATGGAAATAATAAATGTTAGGAATGCGTTGATAGCTTTATCAGGGGTTTTTTTATTTGTACAGATTTTTAAGTTGTTAGGTATAGATATCAGCCATTTTACAATATATATATCTTTTTTGGTGTTTTTGATTATATCAACCGTAGTATTACCCATATCAAACTTATCTTTACAAGATTGAAAACAGTAATGTTTGAATGTGGGTTCTCTAATATACTCAGTAACAGATATAAAAAATTGATATAGCATCATTCGTATACTATAATATAATAATAACAGTAAATCTTATCATGGAACGTCGTATTAATAAAACCCTTGGGGATTACTTGAATAGTTTAAAGAATAATGTAAAAGACCAAATATTAGATGTTCAAATGGATGATGAAATAAAACATAAGCTAATTGAGTTTGTATTTAATTATGAACAGCTGACATTTAAGACAGAAGACTTCACAAAAAGAAAACGTACAAAAAATGTAGTACCTGGTTGTGAAAGATGTATAGCAAAACGCGCAAATGGTGAACAATGTACAAGACGTCGTAAAGATAATGACGTCTCTTATTGTGGAACTCATAATAAAGGAGTCCCTCATGGCATTATAAGTAATACAGACGAGGATGCTATTAAAACCCAAAAGGTTGAACTATGGGTACAGGATATTCAAGGAATTATGTGGTATATAGATAAAGAAAACAACGTGTATCAAACAGAAGATATTATTAATAATAACCCCAATCCTAGAGTAATCTCAAAATGTATTATCAATTCTGAAGGCAAATATACAATATCGTCTAATATATAAATTCGGTTTCTTCAATATATTGAATTACATATTGGTAAAAATCGTAAGTAATTGTGAATGTATCTAAAAATAACTCTGAAATGTTCATTTTTATCTAATTACAAAAAAATATTTATATACTTTTTTGTAAAATGTATAGAAAAAAAATATTGAACTAATCTATGGATGATATTAGTAAACGGATATTATTGAAGGTAGGGTTACAAACATTATCTTCTATTCACGAGATAAATACTACTACCGATAAACAAATATCGAACGAAAATGTAAATAATACTATTGGTATGGATTTTGATACTATAGATGGATTGTTTATACCTCGTGATATGTTACTAGATGAGAGCAAATATAATAGTGTAAAAGATGATATTTCTGATTTGAAAAAAAAACTTAGTTCATCCTCTCTAACAAGTCTACAAACCAACGCAAAAACAAACCAAAAATGGCCATTGATTAATCTAATTAGACAAATATTACATGTATACAGATATAATATGGTTCCTATTAGAAAGTCAGATGGATATACGAAAGATGGTGTAAAAAAGTTTAAACGTTTTTTTCAAATAAAAAAAACAGTATGAATTATAGTAATTCGTAATTATAAGAAAATATTATAACATGTATATTATATAATATATTTTATAATATGATTGAGATAGGGATAAATGGCTTTGGAAGAATTGGAAAATGTGTTTTTATGCAATTACTAAAGAGCAACACTATTTCAATAAAGGCTATCAACGCTATAAACTTTACTGCATATGATTTAGAGGATTATATTGCATATGATAGTGTGCACAAATATACAGAAAAATACGAACTAGAGATTTTTTCAGATAGTTATTTTCGAATAAATCATCATAAAATAAAAATATTGTCAAATAGAGATGCGAAGCAGTTGCCTTGGAAACAATATGGTTGTACACATATAATTGATGCTACTGGAAGTTATTTAACCACTGACAAATGTAAAGACCATGATGTTGATTATGTAATAATGAGTGCACCACCAAAAGATAATACAACCACATTTATTTATGGAGCCAATGAAAATAGATATACAGGAGAAAATATTATCTCGGGTTCATCATGTACTACAAATTGTTTAGCGCCTATATTAACAATGTTGGATGATGAATATGGTATTATATCATGTAATTTCACAACTATACACGCTACCACTGCCTCACAAACAACAGTAGATATTCTTAGCAAAAACTCCAGAACTCATCGTTCTATATTAAATAATATTATACCACATACTACTGGTGCTAGTTCGTCTATAGTAAATATTTTGCCATCATTGAAAGGAAAGATACATGGAACAAGTGTCAGAGTACCAGTAAGCAATTGTTCGTTACTTGATCTGAATATAGAATTAACAAATACTTCAGTAACAATTGATAATATTGAGAGATTAATAGAAAAACATGAATTATATGATATAGTATATAAGCTAAATAAAAAAAATCTAGTGAGTTGTGATTTTTTAACAACAACGACTCCGAGCATTCTTGATGTAAAATCATCCATAGATATGGGAAATGGAAAAATTAAATTAATGATATGGTATGATAATGAATGGTCTTATTCTGCTCAACTTATCCGAATGGTTGAATATATGAATATGTATAATGAAAATAAAATAAGTAATTCTACCATAAAATGTAAAGACCCCTTTTACATTGATAATATAAATATGAATGGTAAAGAAGTAGTAGCTCGATTTGATTTTAATGTTCCCTTGAAACGAGGGACAATTACAGATGAGTTTCGAGTTCAATCAGCTATACCCACAATTCTATCCATGATAAATAAAGGTCCAAGATATATCGTACTCACTTCCCATTTTGGAAGACCAGTTCAAAAAGATAGTTTATTTTCACTGAAAGTTATTGTTCCAATACTAGAGAAATATTTAGATCGGGAAGTTGTCTTTTTAGAAAATGGCATTTCTCAAGATTCTCTTGATATATTGAAATCAACAACTAAACCAACTATATATTTGTTGGAAAATCTCCGTTTTCATACAGAAGAAACAATGTACGCAAAAATGAACAAGAAACAAATAGAAGAATCAGATATTATTCAAATGTACCGAGATTTGGGAGATATTTTTATATCTGATGCTTTTGGATGTGTACATAGAAAACATATGAGTATTTGTGATGTAAAGGTATCGAACAAAACATACGGTTACGGGTATTTGATCAAGAATGAAATAGACAACATAAATGTATTATTTCAAGGAAACAAAAAAATATTGGGAATAGTTGGTGGAAATAAAATAAAAGATAAAATGCCATTAATTGATACTTTAAAAACGATTCCAAATACAAACATATTTGTAGCGGGTGGAATAGCATCAGTATATAAATCAAATGATAAAAATGTTGAAGTAATGTCAGATGGTTATGGTAATAAATCATTAGATGATTTGAATATAAAGTATTTTCAAGAGATGACCCCCGATTATAATATGTATGATATAGGTATGAAAAGTATGAGAAAACTACAAAAAATGATTGATGAGTGTGATATTGTGCTATGGAATGGGTCGATGGGTGTAATTGAAGATGACAGATATGTAGTAGGGTCGCAAGAGTTAGTAGAATACTTAAATTACCAAACAGAAAAAAATGTGATCATCGGTGGTGGAGAAACAGCATCATTGTTTAATAATAATAGCATAACAAGCCATATTTATGTATCTACTGGGGGAGGAGCATTATTAGAATATATTCAACTTAAGGCCATAGGAAAACATTTACCTGGATTAGAAATATTTGTAGAAGAAAAACAATAGAAAATCAATTAGTATAAATATCTGTTTTTTTATATATGAAATCTATATTATACGGATGAGTTCAGAAGAAACTGGAATAGTATGGTTTAAGGATTGTTCTTACAATAATAAACATTTAGTAGGTGGGAAATGTAGTTCACTAGGAGAATTACATTATTTAGCCAAGATGATTAATTTTGAAATTGCTGATGGATATGCGGTCACTACAACGTTATATGATAGATTCATTGAGGAAAATAATTTAACAAATATTATTCAAAAGACACTGTCTGAAATTAATGTCGAAGATATAATTGAACTAGAAGAACGTTCCAATAACTTGAAAAAATTAGTAACCTATGGAACAATGAATGAGGAAGATATGAAGTGTATCGTAAAAAGTTATCATGATTTATGTGAATTATATAATACTGAATTTTTAGAAGTTGCCGTCCGTTCCAGTGCTGTAGCAGAAGATTTACCAAACGCCTCATTTGCTGGACAACAGGATACATATTTAAATATCAAAGGTGACAAAGAAATAATTGATTCTGTTAAAAGTTGTTTTGCGTCATTATTTAATTCACGTGCTATATCGTATCGAAAAACACATAATATTCAGTTGGAAGATGTAAAAATATCGGTAGCAGTACAGAAAATGGTACGTTCTGATATAGGGTCTGCTGGTGTTGCCTTTTCAATTGACCCTGAAACCGGTTATAATAAAGCGATAGTAATTAATTCAGCTTATGGACTGGGTGAGCTTGTAGTATCAGGTGGGGTCAAACCAGATGAAGTCATATTAGATAAGCGTGTTCTTAGAGATATAGATGGTGACCCTATTTTAACGAAAAATAAAGGTGATAAACAAACCAAGATTGTTTATGGAGATACTGGTGTAATTGAAGTTCCGACAAATAATATGGAAAAAACTACATATAGTATTAATAATAGCCAGTCAATAGCATTGGGTAGATATGTATTATTATTAGAGGAGAGTTATTCTAAAATGTTTAAAAAATCAATAGGCGTTGATGTAGAATGGGCAATAGATGGCACAGACCATAAAATATATATTATTCAAACACGCCCAGAAACAGTTCATAGCAACAATAATACTTCAAACATGAAGTTGATTAAATATATATTGAGAGAAAAATCTGACATACTAGTAAAAGGTGTAGCGGTGGGAGATAAGATAAGTACAGGAAAAGTTCGGGTGATGACATCTATTCTAGACTATAAGGAGTTTAATCGTGGCGACATTTTAGTCACAGATATGACAACCCCAGATTGGGAACCTATAATGAAAATATCGTCAGGTATTATTACAAACAAAGGAGGACGAACATGTCATGCAGCAATAGTTGCTAGAGAATTGGGATTAAATGCCGTAGTAGGATGTGGAAATGCTACTGACCTATTAACAAATGATACAGAACTAACTATCTCTTGTTCTGAAGGAGAAACAGGAAATATATACAAAGGACTCTTGAAATATGATATCGAGTCTTTAGATGTGAACACTGACCTAAACTTACCTATAAAGTTAATGATGAATGTAGGAAATCCTGAGAATAGTTTTACGAGTTCTATGATTCCAAATAGTGGTGTTGGTTTGGCGAGACTTGAGTTCATTGTGAGTAATTATATAAAAATACATCCATTAGCATTATGCGATTATCCTAAAATTAGGACAGATGTTAGAGAGAAAATATATGATATATTGGGGTCAGACCATCACAATGGAAAATGGTATTTTATTAAACGACTTGCTCGCGGTATATCTAAAATTGCCAGTGCATTTTATCCTAACAATGTTATTGTGAGATTGTCCGATTTTAAGTCCAATGAATATAGAAACTTAATAGGAGGCGAACTATATGAACCGAATGAAGAAAATCCTATGATAGGATGGCGTGGTGCTTCAAGATATTACTCACCCGAATACGAAAAAGGATTTGAGTTAGAATGTCAGGCTATTCAATATGCGCGCAATAAAATGAAAATGTCAAATATTGTCGTAATGATTCCATTTTGTCGTACTCCCAAAGAATGTCAGCTCGTTTTGGATAAAATGAAGGAATATGGATTACAAAGAGGAGAAAACGGATTACAAGTATATCTAATGTGCGAAATCCCTTCAAATGTAATAGAAGCTGATTGTTTCAGTCCGATGATTGATGGTATATCAATCGGTGGCAATGACCTATTACAATTAACATTAGGAGTAGATCGAGATAGTGAGAAAATAACACATTTATCAAGCGATGAAAACCTAAGTTATAGACGTATGATAAGTATGGCAATCAAAACATATAAGGACCATGGTGTCAAGGTAGGATTTTGTGGACAACAACCATCCGATAGTACAGAGTTCTGTAATTTTTTGATTAAGGAAGGAATTGATTCTATATCAGTAACACCAGATTCGGCATTAAAGACGATAATAAATATTGGTAAATAAGTAAAATAAGTAAAATAAGTAAAAAAACAAAAAATAATATATTGATTAGTAATATATTATTATGGTTTTAGTTGTATTAAGACACGGACAATCAGAGTGGAATAAATCTAATAGATTCACTGGATGGCATGATGTTTCGCTAAGCGAAGAAGGTATTGAACAAGCAAAAAAATGTGGCGAAATATTACAAGATTACAAGTTTGATTATATCTTTACTAGCGAACTGATCAGAACAAAAGAAACCTCAAGCTATATACAATCATATCGAGATCTAGATTCTTACAAGCTGGTATCTAATGAAGCGCTGAATGAAAGAGATTATGGCTCCTTAACTGGAAAAAACAAGGATGAACTCAAAAAGGAATATGGAGATGACCAGGTTTATAAATGGAGACGCGGATATACTGATAGACCTCCCGAAGGAGAAAGTCTACAAGATGTTCATAATAGAGTTCAACCTTACTATGATAATGTGATATCATCTTTATTAAAGGAAGACAAAAATGTATTGATTGTCTCACATGGAAATACTCTACGAGCCCTTTTTGTTCATTTAGGAATAAAAACTATAAATGATGTGGAACAATTTGAAATATCTACAGGAATCCCATTATTTGTAGACCTTGTCGGAAAAACCTATAAGACAGAGAATTCTTACGAGTTTCACGGATATCAAATATTAGATAGTCGTGGCCATCCTACATTAGAAGTCAAATGTTATGATAAATCGAACAAGCGATATATTGGTTCAGGGTCTTGTCCTAGTGGGGCATCATGCGGGTCCAATGAAATGTTAGAATTAAGAGATAACAATCAGGACTTATATAACGGCAAGTCAGTATTCAACGCAGTTTCAAAATTGAGTGAAATAAATAATAGATTAATATTGAATGATACGACCATAACAGATTTACAAAGTCTGGATCAACAGTTAGTTCAACTAGATACAAGTGATAATAAGGAGAATATTGGTGGTAATACCATTACTGCGACTAGTTTTTGTATGGCTGATACTATTTCCAAGATGAAGCAGGTAGAAATGTATGAATATTTCGCAGAAACCTACAAGGTAGATGTAAATCAAGTTTCCCTCCCTATTCCCCTCGTAAATATAATTAATGGAGGAAAACATAGTGCTACAGGTCATTTAAAGATACAAGAGTTCATGATATTTATTGATGAGAAATATGCCACTGGAAAACAAGTTGAAATGATTTATAAAGTATATCAAACTTTGCGAAAACAATTAATCGAAACCTATGGAGATACCGCATGCGCCATAGGTGATGAAGGCGGGTTTTGTCCCCCCATTTATTCTACTTTGGAAGCATTAGAAACAATCGAAAAGGCAATTAAAACGTGCGGATATGAAATTGGAAAAGATGTATATATGGCTTTAGATTGCGCTGCAAGCGAGTTTTATAATACGGAAACAAGATTATACAATGTGGAGTCCGATAAATATTTGAATAGTGATGATTTGATTGAGTATTACAAAAATATGTTAGTACAACATCCTGGAATAAAAAGTATGGAAGACGCATTTCATGAAACAGATTATGATGCCTGGAAGAAATTTACAGAGTTATTTTCTAATGACATAATGATAGTAGGAGACGATTTGTTTACTTCTAATCCGAAAATAATAAAGCAGGGTCTGGTCGAAAAATGGGCTAATACATTGTTATTAAAGGTGAATCAGATAGGAACTATATCAGAGTCGATTGTCGGAGCACATATGATGTTTGAAAACAATATGGACGTCATAGTTTCACATCGGTCCGGAGAGACGAATCATGCTTATTTAGTAGATATTGCCGTGGGAATAGGTGCTAAATATGTAAAAATAGGTTCTCCTTGTCGTGGAGAACGCGTATCAAAGTTTAATAGATTATTGGAGATTGATTTTTTGTTACAAAAAAAGAATGAACAAGTCTAGTCAAATGAATGACAGTTAGAAAAAGGATAAGTTAAAACCGAGCCCCCCCCCCAATATGTATGCCTGGTGTGGTGTGGTGTGGTGTGGTGTAAAAAAAAATTGACGGATAATTCTCGTGGTTTGAAAGTGTATAAAAGTAATTAAAATAAGGTTAAAATCAAAGTTAAAAGTATGAGTTCTTTAAAGTATGAGTCATTGGTTAGTTTGTGTT